GCTGCTGCCTGAGCCGGGCGGGAAGTAGCCGCCCTCCTCCAACATCTCACCACGATGCTTGACGGTCGGCACACATCAGGCGAATGGTTCCACGCCTCGATCCGGGGCCACGGATCGTCGCGGTGGACGTGCGGATCGACGGCGTTGTCTCGTCGCGGGGATTTTGGGATTGAGGCCACCCCACACCCCCCGTACCCCCGCCGCAGCCGGGTCCGATACTATTGACAATTAACTAACTCCTACATATCTCTGGGTCCCTCTCTCAACTTCCCAGCCCAAATTTTTCCTGCTTAGGGTCCCAAGTGGTAGTGGGTCCCATCGTCTGCATGTTGTGTCTCCCAGACTTCAACTAAGGCATCACGGACGGTATCGTCCGAAACTCAGATGAAGCCGTCTTTATAAAACTTCAACTAAGTTAAGTAATGTCTTCAGTATGCCTCTGTCTGCTCTGTTGCATTGAACTTCAACTAAATTTAGTGGTGAATTTTCCTCTTAGGGTCCCATATTTCTTGACATTCGGGGCTATTCTGGAGGACAATAGGGTCCCATCACCATATTGAAAGGATTTATCATGCCCAAGGGACCCAAAGGCAAATCGTATGCTTACACGCCAGCAGGGATGAAGAAGTGGAAGGCAGCGGTGGACAAGGCTAAGAAGTCCGGTGGCAGCGGAAGATCGGCGACGGCGAGGGCCAATGCCAGTAAGAGGCGGACTCGCACTACTTGAAAGGATTTATCATGGCTGGGGCAAAGACCAAGTCCGGTAGCAAGCGGAAGAAGACGTATAGGACAAAGCATCCGGTGAAAGGCCCGGCGACAGTGAGAGGAGTTCGGGAAGAGGTAAGGCGTCCCGGACGTGTAGCCGGTATTAGAGGCTGACTGTTTTTGGTGGTTCTCGGTGAATGCGCAACCCCCCTACTGGGGGTGGGGTCTTTCTATTCCTCCGGTGATACCAGCCAACTGCCAGACCGCCTAGCCCCGTTTTTCGTTGTCCATGAACATCGGGGGGTCCTGTGACTCCCGTGCCGTTATCGGGCTTAGGCTGCGGTTGAACTCCGCTTGTGGCTTAAGATTTTTGATATCCCAGGTTTTCACTATTCCGGTGCCATCCTTGGCAGTTTGGGGAGATGGCGTGGAACGCCCCCGTCCGTGGGGTTGGTTCAAGCTGTGGGGTCCTGGGCGAGTCAACAGAGATTTTCCGAAAGAGGATTACTTACCCTAGTGGTCCGGATGGTCATGTCAAGGCGTTTAAGCAGGGTACTTTTATAAAAAAACCCTCCGGCCCGGATTTCTCTGGGCCAGAGGGGAGCAGGGGAAAACCCCCGACCCTTGTTTCCTTGGGACGGGGGCGGAGAGGAAGGAAGGAAAGCCTAGTGGGGGGACCCGTTCATCTCGAATATCCTTGCTGTCAGTTTCGACACCTGCGTCTCCAGTGCGGCTATCTTCAGGTCCTGCCTTACGTCACTGGGCAGGGAGCCTGAACCCCATTTTCCGGCGGGCCAGAGTTCTACGAATTCGGAATTTTTTTCTACGTCTTTAGAGATCATCTGGATCTGGAAGTCGTTGTGCCTTACTTGCCCGGCGAGACTGGAGGCCCACCATACTATTCCGCCCGCCTGAACGAGAAGACCTATCGAGAATGTCAGAATCTTGGTGTCCATGGTTTATTCCGGGTGAACCGGACTCCGAGATAATACTGTAGAGATCGGGGAACTGGTCACCGGATATGCCCGACAGTTTTCCAGCGATCTCGAACGTCGCCCAGTCCACGCCGTTTTCCAATGCAGGGTCCCCGTCATCGAGTTTTCGCCTCAAGTGTTCGTACAGTCCCACGGCAATGCTGATCCTGTCCATATCGGCACCATTGCCGTAATTATACACACGCGAACATTTCTATTCTTGATGCTTTCGCCAGAACTTCAAGATGAAATTCGATAGCAATTTTTCCTGTTTTTTGATTAGACAGTCATGTTTTTGGCAAATCAGCCAGTTCCTGCGCCCAATTGTCGATGTCCTTGTCGTACTCGTCCGTCAGGTGAGTGATCGGCATCAGGTGTTTCTTGTCCACGAACATCCAGTGCCGACCGGATGTCCCGTACTCCTGCCACCTGCCGACTTCCCATGCCTTTTGCCCCCAGATGCAGCCCCACACCCGGTATTCTCGCCAGTCGTCTACGGTGACGTGTATGAACCACTGGCTCCTGTAGTCCCACTTGGCCAGCCGCAGGCGTTTCCCGTGCTTGCCTTCCGTGCGTATCTCCGACTGGAACTTGGTTCCGGTGGCAAGATCGCCTTCGTTCTTGGGCCTTTTGCCCACGGCCCGCGTCCACGGCAGTCCTGTCAGCAGATGGGCGCACATTTCTCCCTTGGCAGCCATGATGTCGTACTTCTCACGCTCGTCCCAGCTTCGCGGTTCGCGGACTCCGTCCCGGTGTTTCTCGTTCTTCGCAGCCGCAGTGCGTTGCCTGCCGATTTCCGATGCGTATTCCGCCTGACCCTCCGATAGGACGACTGATGTGCATTTTCCCAGCTTGGTACTAAGGACGATTCCTTTTCCGGTAATTCTTTTTACTTTCATCCAATTTGCTCCTTTTCACATACGCTTCGTGCTTCTTCGCCTTTTGCTTCCATTTCCAGTAGGGACTCCCGTAGAGTACCCCTCCGGGTCCTATCTGGCTGGTAGATCGGATTCCTCCGTGTGTATTCGGAGTCAGGGCTGTTACGAACACGGAATCGCAGTTGCCAGGCCCTCCCTGCCAGTCTGACGGCGGAGTCATGGCAACGCGAACTGGTTTTGTGGCACCGGGTTTTGCCAACACTGTTCACCTTACAGGGTGGTGTTGACGTAGATGGGCGTCATCTCGCCGACATAGGCCCCGGAGATGTTGAAGTCGAAGTATTCATCGGCTTCGTCGTGTTTCATACCGTCACTGACAAGTTGCTCCAGCATCTTCGACCGATCATAGACCACACAGGCCGCGTGGTTAAAGGCTTGAAAGTGCAATCCTATGATGCAATCGTCAAACCCGTCCGCGAACAGGAGGTCCCCGCCCAGATCGTGGTCTCCGACAAATTGTTCGATGTCTTCTCTGGTCACTATTCGTCCAGCATACTGCCGTCGATCATCTCGTCGTAGCTGACTTTCTGGTCTATTGCCCACTGGATCGGAAATATGACGTGGTATCCTTCCCGCAGTCTTCTCTGGAAAAACTTCAAGTTTCTTTTCACGTTGCTAAGGGCAAGGACATAGTATCTTCGGTTGTTTGCGTCGGTGAAGTCCACACCAACTCTTCTCGATGGCCCCGCGACTCCCTTGTAAAGCCACTTGAACCAGCCAACCGTGGTGATCAGAATGTTCAGGCGTTCCCATGACTTCTCCTGCCCCAGCCTCGGGGATGTTTCCCCACCTATCTTTCCCCTGTTGAGCGGGTGGGCTTCCATGGCCTGAACCTGATTCATTTCCAGTGACCCGGCGTTGTGCGTGGACAGTGCGTCGAAGAAGACCGCATCGGCAAATCCGAAGATTTCGGTCGTGTTTTTGTTGAAGTGATCGAACCATGGGCTTGATCCGGACCATGGAGCAGACCAATCGCCCTCGGCAGGGATGTTTGATTTCAGCTTTTTGAACGTAGGGGTCCCAAATCCGCCCGCGTATATGTTCACCTCTATCCCGCATTCATCCACCATTTTGTGCATGTTTTCGCAAAAATCCTTGGTTAGCCAGTCAAGTGTCGGTTCTTTCAGGCATTCCGTGTAGCCGTCTAGGTCCATCACGGCCAATTTGAGTTTATCGTTGGGCAGAATACTCTCTATCCTGTGTCCGAATGGATTGTGCAGGTGCGGTCGAAAGGGCTGCCCCGCTTCGTGAAACCAGTCCTGATGCCTCCGCCACTCGTTTTTCCTCAAGTCCGGCCAGAGAGAAGCTGGTCTTGCGGCGCGATCCGTGTTCTTTATTCGCTTTGCTCCCGCCCTCGTCCCGTACAGTGCGTGAATCATTTAGGAGTCCTTTTTCTTGGCCATTCGTTTTGGATAACCCACGAGTCTGGCTTTCACCAGACACGCAGGGACTCATTCGCCTGTCAAAAGTTATAAGACGCGACAATTGATACCTCGCCGCATCAGCCTTACAGTGTATTGTGTTCGCTACACGGGTCAAGGAGTCCATGTATGGATACCTCGCAAGTCGCAAATCGGATGTACACATCCGATCCGGTCACCATAGACGGGGTGGCTTTCGATGCGACGTGGATGCAGGAAAATTACTGGCGACTGAATCCCGCTCTCACCGCGCAGTATCTCACGGATTACGAATTCAAGATTCCCCCTCATGTGGAATTGATGGCGCAGGAACTTCAAGACGCCAGCAACTACCCACACAGGCGTCTGATCATAACCCTGCCTCCGCGTCATGGTAAAAGCCACTTGATAAGCCACTGGTTTCCGGTGTGGTTTTTCCAGATATTCCCCGGCAAAAGGATCATATTGGCTTCATACGAAGCTGATACCGCGTCCATGTGGGGCCGGAAGGTTCGTGACGCCATCGTTCTTCACGCCAAGAAACTGGGCATAGATGTCCGGACGGATACCAAGGCAGCCCAGAGATGGGAGACTACGGAAGGCGGGGCCATGATGACCGCCGGTGTCGGAGGCCCCATCGCCGGTCGCGGTTGCGATATAGGGATCATCGACGACCCGATCAAGAATCAGGAAGAGGCGGAGTCCCAAGTTGTCCGGGACAAGATATGGGACTGGTACAGGTCGGTCATGTATACCCGTCTTGAGCCGGGGGCCAGCATGGTGGTGGTAAGTACACGCTGGCACGAGGACGATCTTATCGGGAGACTTCTGTCAGAAGAGAGGGCTGGCGGCGAGAAGTGGAGGCTGGTGAACTTGCCAGCCATGGCCGAGGAGGATGATCCACTGAAGCGGGAAGCTGGCGATCCTCTTTGGCCTGAGCGTTACACCAAGGAAGACTTGGAGCGTATCAAGAGGGTCGAGGGGACCAGATCGTGGAACGCCCTGTACCAACAAAGACCGGTTCCAGCCGGTGGCGGCATGTTCAACCGGTCTTGGTTCCGGTATTACGAAGAGCAGGACAACTACTACATCTTGAAGCGGGGAGACCAGGCTGACCGTAGAATTCAAAAAGACCATTGCTGGCGGTTTATGACCTGCGATCTGGCTTTCACGGACAAAACCCAGTCGGATTACACGGTTATTCAGGTCTGGGACGTTGACAAGAACGAAAACGATATGATTCTGGTGGAGCAGTTCCGGGATCAGCTTCAAGCCCCGGACGTGGAAAAGCAAATGCGGATCATGGAGGAACTGTGGCATCCGCTGTTCATCGGAATCGAGGACAGAACTACGGGAACTGCTGCCATTCAGAGGTTCAAGCGGGACGGAATTACCGTAAAGTCCATGAAAGCCGACAGGCAGAAGATTACCAGAGCCTTGATCGGATCGATCTGGATCGAAAATGGCAAGATATTTTTCCCAAAGAGGATATCGTGGCTCAATGAATTGGAATCTGAACTGATTAGTTTCCCTCACGGGTCCCACGACGATCAGGTGGACGCTCTCGCCTACGCCGCCGGGTTCTCTAATAATAGAAACTTATGGCAAGAGCCGGGCGTTCCAGGCTTGCCGAAGGATTCATTTGGGGCTATGCTTGGAATGGACAAGATTTTCGGGCCACAGCCAAGCCCGCCAATATGGTCTACAGATCGCATTTGAAACAGAGTAAAAGGAGTTACTCATTATGCCTTCACGGAAGAAGCAACCCCCTTCTGGGGTTAAAAGCGTACCCGAGTCAGAGGCCAACATTCAGCCGACCCGGACATCTGTTCATTCTGGAATGACGGTCCCTATCGGAACCCAGCCGCCAGAGGGATGGCAGATGATTACGATGGATAATGGCACTGTTCAGTTGTGGCCGCTTCCGCCCAAGATGTTCGGGTCTATTCCCTTTGACCCAGACATTCGGCGAAAGACCATGAAGAGGATTATCGAGGAATACGAGAAGACCATGCCGACTGCCGAGTTCCCAAACAAGGAAGGTCCGGGCCTGATGCTTGTAAATCCCGAGTGGCGGGCTTTGTTTCCGCATGTTCAGGAATGGGGCGATACCGCCACTCCGATTGTGGTGACGGATGATCGCAGGCGGGTGATCGGCGAAGGCCCCAACTTCAAGTTCATACCCAAGGACAAGGTTGCGGACACGATGGAAGCCATTAACCGCCAGTCAGCCATGAAGACAATCACGGAGTCTCCTCAGGAGGCAGTCATAGATGTCGCTTAAAGTCGATGCCGATAGCCTGAGGCAGGAAATTCTCGCGGCCACCGAGTTTCGCGAAAAGTTTTTAGACCGTCTGGATGACCTCATCCGACGCTCGTATGGCCGGTTCTATCGGGTGGATCGCAAGCCGGGGTCGCCCGTTACCGAGAATCACGGCTACGAGTACCAGTCGGTGATGTTGCCGACACTTGTTTACGACAACCCCCGTTGCAAGATAAGGGCAGCCAGGCCGGACATGACCGATGCGTTCGGCATGACCACCATGGGCGACATGGCCCAGGGGTTGGAGTTGTTCCTGAACAGGTGGTCCGAAGATTCCAATGTGGCCCAGCCACTGAGCGATATGGCCGTGGACTTCATGTTCGCCCACATGGTGGCCTTGGTGACCATAGGAAACCAGCCGGGATACCAAGGGGTCGAGATGACCCCGCAGCAGCCCTACATCATCAGGATCGCACCGCAGCATTTCATTCTCGACCCAGCCGCCATGACTTGGAATCCGATGCAATCCAATGGCCCTAGGTACATGGGACACATGTGGATAGCGGACAAGGACGACCTTGTAGATGATCCGGATTACAACTCCGACGTGATAGAAAAGCTGTCGGTTGATGCGGATGTTGAGGTTTACCTTGCAGAACGCAAGCACCTGTCGATACCGACGAGGAACGAGATAGTGGCTTGGGACATCTGGGTCCCGGAGATGAACGAGCTTTCCGATGCCCCCGAATACAACGGGACCATATACACCGTGGCTGTCGCCAATACCCCGGCGGGAACCTCCAAGAAAGCGTACATGATTAGGGACCCGAGGCCAGCCTACGCGCCGCCATGGGGTCCCTATGTGATGCACGGGTCCATGAAAGTCATGAACTCGCCGTATCCGCTCTCTCCTCTGGCGGCAACGGCAGAGCAGTGGGAGGAATTGAACGCGCATACCACAGCGGCTGCTGAAAATGCCGCAGGGTTCAAGAAGTTTGCTTATGGAGAGAAGTCCAATACGGCTGACATGGAGACGATCAAGCACGCCAGCAACGGGGACGTGATCCTTTTGGACGACACTGATAAGATAGGGCAGATGGAGATCGGCGGAACCTCTGAGGCCGAGTACAAATTCGTATCGTTCTCCCGAGAAAGGTTGAACCGTGTCTCTGGACTCTCGGACGCTTATCGCGGCGAGACGAGCGGTGTTACCGCAACGGAAGCCAGCATAGCGGATACCGGCGTAAAGGCCCGGATTGGCGGCATCAAGCGTCAGTTCCGCATGGCTGTGGCAACAATATTCAAAACTGCCGCGTGGTACGGGTTTTATGGCGAAGACTTCTCGGCCAGTTTAGGAGAGGAAGGCAAGCGTCTTGGCGTCAGCGAGTTCCAAGGCGGAATTGAAGGCGGACGCGAGCATTTCAACTTCTTCGATCTTAGTCTTTCGATAGACCCTCTCAGTATGGAGCATACCGATCAGGCCATGTTCCAGAGAAGAGTCCAGTTGGCATTCGAGACGGTGTCCAGCCTGTCCCAAGTCATGTCGCAGACACCGTGGATCAAGTGGCGGGAGCCGGTCAGAACACTGTTTCAGTCGCTTAACGTGGGCGATGCAGACGACTGGATAGATTTCCAGAAACTTGCGGAAGCCCAGAGCAATGCCCTTATGCAACAGGCCAATCCGGGCGCGGCCCAGCAGCAGATGGAAAGCCAAGCGGCCCGAGTGGCTTCGGCATCGTCCCCGAGATTGCCCGGAGACAGGGCCAACATACCTTCGTCAATGACAGGACGCGCCCACATTGCCCTTGCTAGGGAATCTGGCGGAATGAACGCCGAGGCTTTTGGATCATAGGACCAGTAATGATTTACGAATTCATGGCTGATGACGGAGAGGTGATCGAGGTTGACCGACCCATGAGCAAGGCACCGGATATCGGCACGCCCGTGAATCGGAGCGGGAAGGTGTATCGCCGGGTCATGTCTAGGAATATTGCTGACGGCAGTGCCTATGACCTGTCGTCGTACCCGAAAATATCGTCCACTCTCCCGCAGTTCGGCGGTCAGGACCCCAACAAGCCGCAAAATAATAATGTGGAGTGGGTAAAAGAGGAGGGGCGGGATTACGGCAAGGTTATCATCCGCAGCCAGCACGAAGAGAGGGACCTGTGCCGCAGATACGGATTCACGAGGGATTACAATGCAAATGACCTGTGATGCCGGAATCGGGGGAACTCGCCCGCGTCGATCAAGGCCAGCCACGGGCAATGGACTGCTAAAGGCGACCGACGCGGGCGAGCTTTCCTGCAAGGAACTGGGCCAGCATGACAAGATATTGAAAGCAGAACTCGATAATCGATTTGACAAGATGATTTTTGACGAGTAATAATCATCCATATACCTTTCCAGGGATGAGTTAGGACGACTCTAACCCCGGCACGGCAAGGAGGCCGACAACATGGCAGAGACCTCTGTAGCAGAAGAACAAGTCGTAACCGGCGATCAGGCATCAAACGCGGACGCTGCGCCCGTTGAATCTAATGACGATCAAGAGCGAGCCGTTTTTGATGAACTGTATCGCCGAACGGTTGCTTCTCAGGAGTCTGGCGATGATACGGTAGCGGAGGAAGCAAAGGAGACGGAGGAAGAGTCAAAAGACGGGGAGGCAGAAGCGGAAGAAGAAGAGGTTAGTGAAGCCGAAGACTCGGATTCCAAGGAACCGGTCGAACCCGAAGCGTCGGACGACAAGACCGAGGAACAACCCGAAGGTTTCGATCAGGCCATAGCGGCCCTCGTTCGGGATGGACTGCCCGAAGAACGTATACAGAGGTGGTACAACGATAAGCCTGAAGAGTTTTTGTCCCATGGCCAAAAGCGGGCAAAGGCTCAGGCAGATCAAGACCGCTTCGGTAACGAGTACCGGGACTGGCTCAAGGGCCAAGGCTCGGAACAGTCCGACACCCTTCGTCGGCAGCAGGCTGCGGTTAGCGAAGCTGTCGATGCTTCATCCGTTCAGGAGATGATCGATGAGGCTCTCTCTCCACTCGTGAATGAGGAGAACCTCGATCTCTTGGGTGAAGCTAAAGACCCGATTGCCAAGGCGTTGTCGGGCCTTGCGGAGCATCTCACTGCGGACATAGCTAACAGGTTCTCTACCGAACTCAAAGAGCGTGACGACAAGATCAACAGTCTTCAGATCGCTCGCGTAGCAGATCAGATTGAGGCGGCTAGGAGCCTTATGTCCTCAGAGTTTCCGCAATTGGAAGACGGGAAAGTTCAAGAGGAAGTCTTGAAGCGGTACGACACCATTGTGCAGTCCCCCGGCAATGCGTTCGACACGGTAGGTGGAGTTTACCGGGAGGCCGTGAAGTGGACGTTGGCTGACTCAAGACTTGATGACCTGAAATCTTCAATGCTAAAACGCGCCCATTCCAGAAGGAACGGGCAACCTCGTGCGACAACTACCGGGTCCCGAGAACGAAATCTCACGTCTGAGGAACAGGAACGTCTGGACTTCGGCAAGATGTATCGTCAGGTATTCGGACAGACCGCCGAGGGATAAGGAGTTAAATAATGGCCGGTGCAGCCCTAAGTCTATTTACTGATTTTTTTACCGATGGAACGGGTCCCGCGTACCTGTCGGGTCCCGACGATGTGATCAATGATGCGCAACTTCGTAACTTCGCATCCCTGTCTGCGTTCTATGCCGCCAAGAAAGAAGTGCAAGGCGGTTCGCAGATCAAGGATGTGATTCTTCTGGACGACCCGCTGACGGCAGGGGCCTATCTCCCCGGCGAAAAGGCCAGCGTGTCTAACATACAGGGAGCGACGACGCTCACCGCCAACTGGCGATTCGTCCGTGTTCCCATAACTTGGAACGAGCAGGAAGTCCTGCTCAATGAAGGTGGCGGCGAGAACGCCATGTTCCAGCAGTACAAGAGAATCAAGAGGTTCAAGTACCAGCAGGCGTACACCTCGCTCTTCAACAAGATGGAGCGGTTTATGACAGCCGCCGCCAGCAACGCAAACATGGAAGCGGCCACCGGTACTGATCCGTATTCCATCTTTGCTTTCGTTACTTCGGACGGCCTCGCGCCTTCCGGATTCACGAATGTTTTGGGAATCAACCCGTCGTCGAAGTCTGCGTGGCAGAACCAAAATACCACCTACACGGCTTCGACACCGTTTGATACCGACAACGGCATCATCGCCGGGTTCGACACGATCAGTCAGTTGGTCGTGTTCAAACGTCCGCCATCCTCGCAGGAGTATTTCTCCGACGACGACTTCCGCCGGATGGTTATCTTCACCAACCGCGAAGGCCGAAAGGATTACATGAAGGCCGTGCGGGCGAACAACGACATCACCAGAGCGGGTCCACAGGACCCCGCCTACGGGAACCCCGTGTTCCTGAATATCCCCGTCGTGAACAACGAGGGTATGGACGATGCCACTTCGTTCTCTTCAGGAAGCCCGGATTACATCTTCCTGAACATGAGCCACATCAAGTTGGTGTTCCACCGCCAGAAGTTCATGCAGGTCGGAACTCCGCAAGTGTTCCCGGATCAGCCGGACACGATGGTGGCGTGGGTCGATACTTACTGCAACTTGGTCTGCCTGTCGAGGCAGCGTCAGGGTTACTTGCAGGCTAGTTAAGCCACGGGCGGCTAGGCTTAACCGCCTAGTTGCCTTTTTCACGCGGGCATGGATGTCCGCAACAACCTGAGTGTTGCAGCCTTACTGGCCGGGGACTGCTCCGGAGCAGGCAGGGGCAGCATAAGGAGATCACAGATGCCTCTTTTTACTGTACCGGGTTCGTGGGTGGAAGCTCAGACGATTACCACTTTCGCCACGAACAGAACTGGAGCCACACTGGACATCGGTGACGTGTGCGCCTTCGATCTTGGCGGCACGGACGGCGACGTGGACGCTTACACGACCACCGCGAACGATCCCTTCGCCAACGTCATCGAACCCGTCACGGCCCATCTGGAAGGCTGGCTATTCTGCTTGGCCATGGAGGCAACGGCCAATGACAAGCAGGGCAAATTCCTGATTCGCGGCATCCACGGATGCTTGGTCGCCCCCTCTACTGCGGTGGCTATTACAGACAGTATTATGCCCCAGGCTTCCGCTATAGCCACAAAGCGAACGGACGGGAATGCTGGGATCGGATTTGCGTTGGAGGCCGGGACCACAGGTGGGTCGGCAACCGTGATAAAGGTCCTGTTCGACGGATGGGCGTTTAACTCCTCCGGTTCGGCTTCAGGATAAACTACTTTGTCCGCAGGATTATTTGTGCGTCTATATTCACCTGCGTCAGCCACCACCCGCTGCGTGGCGAGTGGTGGTTTTATCAGACTATGGCCGCTTGTACATGTGGTCATGGCAGCACCCGCGATGGGGTCGGGAACTGCTGCTTAGAAATCACCCCGCGAAAGGTCCAAGTTATGCCTAATAGAACTGAAACAAAACGACTTGTCGGTTCTGAAATTATCAAAAGCACTGTAGCACACACGCACACTGGTGTGGAGACCCACACTGGCGCGGAAACGCATACGGGAGCGGAAACGCACACCGGACGCGAGACGTTTCAGCACATGGACTCGGCGCAGGTACCGCAGATGTATTCTATCGCTGCTGCTGAGACTGGTCTTGATGATAGTGCGACGTTTAGTGCTGCCGAGCAGATCGCCCGCATTATCGAGGCTACTCCTACCTCTGCGGCAGCGTTTACTACGCGAACGGGTACGCAGATTGAAGCTGCTTTGCCCGGAACTGTTGCTAATGGTGACGGTTTCTTTCAGAGCATCTTAAATCTGGCAACTGGGGCGGGCCGTGACATCACCTTAACCGCTGGCTCTGGCGTGACCGTCGTTGGAGACCCGGTTGTTGATGCTCAGGATGCGGACGGTAACGTTGCGACCGGCATGTTCTTCTACCGGCGATCTGCGGCGAATACGTTTATCGTCTACCGCGTTGCTTAAAGACGCTGTTACGGGGGCTGCATACGGTGGCCCCCGTACTTTTCGGGAGTGACCTATGCCACCGGCACAGTGACCGCCGCTACGTCCGCGTAATTGGAATGGTGAATGATAATTGACCAGCGTGATATTCATCGAGGCTAGGGCCGGGTCCACGAGGCTCCCGAAGAAGCACCTGCTTCTGATAGACGGATATCCCGTCATCCGTCACGTTATGGACGCTGCCAAGGGGAGTTCTCTGGCTGCGGATGTCGTCGTGTCCACTAATTGCCCGGACATCCAGCAGATAGCGGTAGAGGCTGGCGTGGAATTCTACGACCGGGATGACCGCTTGTGTCAGGAGGAAGACGATCTTGATGGTCAGAACGAGAAGATCGTGGAGTGGAATTCTTTGCAGTGGAGGTCGCGTAACGGTCAAGTTGAAGACTTCGTGTCTGTACGCCTGATGGGATGTTGCCTGATCATGAAGCCCAAGCTGATCGACGAGACTATCATGGCCATGGAGGGCGGGGCGGCAAGGGCCAGGACCATGTTCAAGGCGGACCAAGAACACCCATTCTATGCCTGTTATATAGATAAAGATGGGGTCGCGAGGTACGATGAAGACGACATGCCGATACGGTCTGAAGAGATGCCGGACAGGTATATCGTGGACGGAGGCCCGCTGGCCGAGCGGGTCTCTGGTGGCGTGGCCAACTCGTTCGTGCCGGTTGTAAGCCAGAAGGGTGATGTGATGGAGATTCACGACTCTAATTCTTTTGCACTGGCCAAGGGCCTATGGGAATCCCGATATGCCATGCAAGTCTAAAAAAGTCGTTCTGGTCGGAATGATCGAGGCTTATAACGAGGACGATGCTGGCGACATCGAAATATGGTGCATCAACCGGGCTTTCATGAGGCAGCCGGGCGTGACCAGAGTCTACTTCTTCGACAACATTCACCAGTTCGACCAAGAATTTATAGATGGACTTAACGACCTGCCCGAAGACGTGCGGGTTATTTGCCGAGAGCCATGGCCTGAAGTTCCGAGATCAGAAGCGTTTCCCCTGAATGAGGTCGTCTCGGCATTCAATACTAATATCCAGTATTTCCAGTGTACCGGGGCGTACATGCTGGCCCATGCCCTCACGGAGGGCCTTGAGCATATCGTGCTGTGTGGCATGTACCATCTACACGACAGTATTGAATACTTCCAGCACAAGGCGTGCATGGAGTTCTGGCTTGGGGTCGCCATGGGACTTAGAAGGCGTGTGGATATTCTTGGAGACACTCAACTTACCAAGCCGTTCCCGTGGTCGCCGCCCTTCTACGGCTATGCCTATCAGCAGAACGAGACCCTGGCGAATCAAGTATTGGCCGCAGCGTACCGGGCCTGCTTGGCGTTCCCAATCAGCTTCATGACACCAGAACAGGCGGATACACCTGCGATGCGAGAACACTTCAGGCGAATGGCCACGGCAGTCGTATCAAGTCATGCAGATCATTTTGCTGTTTCCCAAGAGCAAAAGGATGCTATGATGTCTAAAAAGGTCACGGAGGACCGCCAATGTCAACCAACGTAAATATATGGAGTTCCGTCGAAGCTGTATTTCCCAACGGCCAAGTTGTGCAAATCGGTGACCTGTCCACGGCTGCGCCAAGGACTATCAAGGCAACGGACGATGAGCATTTTTCCGCTAGAGCTATCGTGGCCGACAATTACACCGCCGTGACTATGTGGACCGCCGGAGATTCCGGGGTATCTAATTTTGACGTGGGAATAATCTTGTCCGATCAGGCAGTTCTCGCTGAGTTCCGATCAACCGCAACCACTCCCGACTACGCCGCTATCGGCATTACCGCTAACGTGCCGTTTATATTTTCCAGTGACGATTTCGTGGCGAATACGTCGGCTATCGTCTCAACTACCGTCCAGACTACGACCACCCTGCTTGACCGTATCGTCGTGCAGAGAAACGTAGCCAATGGTCAAGGAGATGCGGATGTCACGCTGATGCTGTTTACCTGAACCGTCATCACAACACGGACTTCAAGACCGACTAACGAAGAAAGGAGTCTTCCATGTCAAGCAGTTCTCTCTACACCCAGAGAAACATTCTAAGGCGGGGCCTGACCAATAACTCTACCGATACAGCCGTATCGTTCCCAGCCGATACGACTACGGAACCGTCAACCACTGATTCAGGGACCCCAACCGCAAATCATGTGGTCATTCCCACATCAGATCAAGACACTCTGATGCACTTTTTCGGGACGGACACCGCGAACGATGATTTCCATGCTTATGTGTACGGCTGGTCTAGGTTTGTCTCTTTGACCAGCAGTACGCACCAATGGACGGCTACGTTTCTGATAAGAGTTGCGGCCACGATGGGGTCTCGAAATGGCCTCTCTGGCGGTATCGTAACAGACAGTGAATTCTGGTGCGACACTATCGTTCTTGACACCACCAATATCGGCACATCGGATTACGAGATAATTTCGCCAGCAGATAATGGAAACGCGGCCTTGATTATCCGCAATAAGGGATTCGAGAAGTTGGACGTGTGGTTCGACATGGATGCAGGCTCAACCGCCGGTACTGGATGCAACGTCGCCTGGAGAAACTTGTAATGTCCAGATACCTGTACGCATTCATGCCCAATCAATCCGGCTTGGATGAACTTGATGCGCATGGAGGCGAAAATCTGCGGATATCTCTGGATAACCAGACTGCTATTGTTGAGTTTGAGCCGTTTGTGGGCGGGCAACCACAGACTGTTCCGAGTGAACTAGAAGGCAAACTTAAACCACTGAGCGAGTCGATAGCAATCATGAAGGCGGAACCAAGCAAGTGGGAGGTTCCAGACGACTGATGCAAAATATACGAGGCAAACTCGGCAATCTTATTCCTCTTCGGTATTACCCCATGGACGAGCCTTCCGGGGAGACTGTCGCTATTGACAGGTCAATGCCTTCAGCCGCAGGCGCGACCCCCGTAAACGCAACCTATACCGGAGGGCCTATAACAAATGCGAACGAGGGCATAGGAAGGATTCGCCCGTCAACTTCGGGAGTGTTGTTCGATGCCAGCAATGACACTGTGTCCTTGGGATCGGCAACCAATATCGACAACCTGACGACCTTCTCCTACAACTTCTGGGCAAAGCCAACTGCTGTAGCTACTCGTCTTCTCACAAAGGGAGCCTTGGTCAAGATAGTGGTTCTCACCAGCACCGGCAAAATTCGCATATTCGTTGATCACGGCAGCACCAATCTGAGGAATGACTCTGCCGTATCTTTGCCCTTGTCCACCAGTTCGACCCAGAGTGTGTGGACGATGGTTACATGCACATGGGACGGGTCAACTACTGCTGCAAACGCATTGGTGTACTTTAATGGCGTTGCTGTTGCCATGGAGAACGCCGTTAATGGTGTTGGATCAAGATCAAATGATGCGTCCACCAGCATGTTTATAGGATCGGAGAATAATACCACCGCGTTCTTCTCTGGCCACATATCGGAAGTTGCAGTGTTCGGTAAGGTCCTTACCGCTGCCGAGATTCATGGTCTTTACGCGGCCTATCGCCGCGATAACACTCCGAGACGAGGGGTATTGTGAAACAGTAGCTATTATTATTCAAGGAAGATAGACATGGACAGCTTCAGCGTCTCGCAATGGGTGCAGTTGATTATCACGCTCGTGACTATTGCTATTGGCGGGGTGTGGGTAGTGGGGTCAATCAAGACTACGACTGCCGTGCTGTCCTCAAAAATAGAACAACTCGGGAAAGCCATCGAGTCGTTGCAGGGCGTTTGCCACTCGATGACAACCGATCATCACGCTTTGGCGGACAGAGTGTCAAGGCTTGAGGCCAGGCTGGACGCCACGGCTACTGGATGAGCTTGCTACCAAGTGATAGAATCCAGCGAGGACTATTGACATGGCCATCACATACGCGCAACTCGTTGACCAACTCAATATTGTTATTGGAGAGGAACACGACGGGCGGCTGGACGAGAACCAGATCGTTAATCAGGCTGGTCAGTTCCTAGCTGGACTGCATCCATGGAGATGGCTGGCTAGGCCATCGGTTCTCTTGGACTTCGTCGCGGGTCAGTCTTGGGTGAGAATGCCTCCGGACTTTGGCAATGGCACGATCTTGGGCGTGACTAGGGAGGGCGCACTGACATTTGATGTAGCTCTGAGTACGCTTCAGGAACTGGATTTATTGGGGCGTTCGGCTGTTTCTACGCCGTCCATGTATCACGTCGCCTTGGCCTACCCCAGCCAATCGGACACCGTGTCCCCGCTTGGTCTTCCACGTCTGGAGATTAATCCGACTCCGGCCACGGATCAGGAGGGGGCTATACGCTTTGCCTATATCGCCGGTTGGGTGACCATGACCATGGGGTCTGCTGTGGCGAATGTGCCGCCGTGGGCAGAGATGGCCCTGATCCAGTGCGTGCGAGCCTTTGGGGCCTACTACCGGACCAATGATCACGGGCATGTTGACAGGCTTGTCACATCTCCCGAGATACAGTCGATGAAGAGGGCGGATTCCGGACAGCAGAGAATAATGGGTCAGTCCCGTGGCGGCATACTTCAGGTCGGCAAGCCCACGGGAAGCACGAACTACAACTGGTCCCATGCGGGAGTCTCGTAATGGCTATGACTTTGACTGAAGCCCGGTTGACCGCAACCCAATCGGCTCTTCACATAACGACCACCCAGTTCAGCCTTGCCAAGATCGACAGGGCCATAAGGGATGCTTGCGACCGGTTCTTGAAGGAAACGCGAGCCTACACTCTCACGACCGTATGCGCCTTGGCATCTACTGACAGCACGCTGAATCCAGTCTCCTCCATCGGCGACTTCACCATTCCAAGATTCATCCGGGCTGAGATATCCGGTTCTCCGATGAAACTGGTCCCATACGAGACTGTGCGAAGGAGGTTTCAGGGGGAGACCCCGGTGGGCAAGCCGGTCATGATCGCCTTTGAGAGGGACAACTTGGCTAAGTTCGACAAGCAGGCGGACCAGCAGTACAACATCTCGATAACGCATTGGGTCGGTGAGCAGGCATGGACTCTTGGTACATCTTCTCCAGATAGCGTGACATTGAGGATAAACGAGGAGTTCGTGGGCAATGTAGTCCGATGGGGGGTGAGGGCGTTTCTACTCTATGGCGCGCCGGGGCATCCGGACGCTCCTGCTGCCATGGAGAAATTTGAGCAGGAGATCGAGCGTGGAAGAAGGTACTATGCCTACAACACATTACCGGCAATGGAATTGCCGATGGCATCAAAGGGCTAACGCAAGTGGCTTCTACTACATTCCCCATCGCTCAGTCCGGATCGTTCAACGTAGGCGCAAGCGTGAACTTGTCGATACAGCGTGCGGCACTTGTGGAGCAGTCGGCCACGCATGACGTTACTGGATCACAGGACGGGAGGTCTGACGCTCAGAAAAATTGGATTCAGGGGTTGACCACTGGTGAAATTTATGCCGAAGGAACGGTGATGATAGATTCTACCGGAGTCTCGTCCTTATCCCAAGATAACTCCCTATCGACCTCAGATACCGAGATTGCCATCAACCCTCAAGCGTGGACCTTGAGGAAATCTTGGGGTCCTCTTAAAGACGTGACCGGGTCAGGCGACAAGAAGAAACAGTGGTTGCACGCCGTGCCGTCAGTCACCGGAAGCGTGTCCGGGAATGCAACCGCTGCGGCTGGAGGACAGTTTGACAGCGACATGACCTATAGCTCAAACCATCCCATAAGCACGACTGCCACCTTCGTGATAGACAACTTCGGAACCTTGGCCACAGCGGTCGTGATCGAAGAGAAAAAGCTGTCGGCTAGGTTCGGCGAGGGTGGCCCGATAGAGATGTCCTTTGCCTTTAAGACTGATGGGGCGGCGTCTAGCTGGACTCCTGATCCGGGCAACTACTACATATGGCTCTTCCCTTCCGGCGTGGACACACTGGGCGGGGAGCCGCCTAGAAATACACTGACCCTTGATATAGGGGCCACCGCTAATATTGCCCAGCCAGCCCTACTTTACGACTGCACGATTATGTCCAACGCGGCGGCAGGCGGGGAAGTTAAATTCCAGGCCAGATTCAGATTTGATTGATAGGGGGTAACAGACGTGGGAATCTTAGGACAACCATCAGTACCAAATCTTGGCGGAGGCGGGCTTCCGCTCTTCGGCATGGAGACGACAGGGTCGTCAGTATTCGGAGGATCGCCAAACACCGGGGTCGAAGCAGGCAACAAGGACATGGAAATTTTGGAGGAACTGCGGTTGATACGGCAGTTTTTACAGACTATCGACGCGAATATAGATTCCCTTAACTCGGGTGGAATTACGGTAGCTTTCTGATGGCAAAAAAGACCGATATCAATAACATAGGCAGCGGGTCATCGTATACCCAGAACTTTGCCAAGAGGAAACAGACGCGGGCAACACGAACCCACTTCATAGACAGCGGTGCGGATTCGGCTGCCGAGTTGAAGGCATTGGCACAACTGGGCGACATTACGTTTCCCGGAACATCTCTTCCCATAATGTCTCGGACTGTCAAGAAACTTGACGGCGGGCAGGCCATTGTCACCGAGAACTACGGAATCAGATCAGGCTCTTCGTCTCCTAATAACCCAGCCGCTTCGCAGACCATCATGAAGATCAATTCGATTGGTCTGACGGCGAGGTGGTACGATCTCAAAATTCCTGACGACCAGGCCCAAGAGACCCACATTATGCCTGATGTCAAGCACACTAACGCGGGGTATGAAAAGAATTTTATGGGCGTCCAGCTTGACGTTCCGTTTAGCCTTTCCCGCACACCTCTGTCTCAAGACCATATAAGAAATTTGAACACGATAAACGAGAAGGAAGGGATACTAAAAACTACGACAGGGGTAGAAATCGCATTAGCTAAATTCACGTTGAGATACGCTGGCTTCCATATGACAATGGACATGGACGAAGATGGCGACGTGACTTACCATGGCTGGTATCAGTACCATTACCGACCGGACGGGTTTTGGAAGATAGTGAGAACGGAAAGGGAAGACAAATACACTGGGAAAGTGGTTCCGAGATTCTACAAGATACTCCAGTATGAGGCTAAAAGTTGGAATGAACCTACTGAGCAGTCGAGTAACCCTTCATAATGGCCGACTTCTATCGAGAACCAGAATCTGGCGAGACTCTTCGAGATTACCTGAGAGAAATGCTCTCTACTGTTCCCCGCGCATTTAATGGTCCGGGGGTGAGTCAGGGTCCGGGATGGGTAACCATTGCTAAAGATACTGCTGAAGATTTTACGCCTGAACAGCCGGAAGTTTTCCCGGCCAAAATAATCGGCTCCCAGAAGGCAGTTGTTCCCGGACTTGAAGGCATTCCCGGACCTGACGGCAAGTGCGACCGGTATATAAAAGTTGGTGGCAGGGTACACAATTACCAATGGCTTTATGCGTGGGAAGAAGTGCAGTTGAAAGCCGAATCATTCGATTCTGGGACGGGCGAAGACGACCCCGAGGGGGATTTAGGTGCCGGGTCGTACCTAGCGGTACTTGATATGGAACATGGCCGCGAATATCAAGTACCATCAGAAGGAAACATGAACTTGGCGTTCGGCGCGGCTTTCAATGTGCGGGAATTGCTACACAAGCAAGACTCAGAAGTATGCGAGGCCGAGCAGCACTGGATTTTCGGGGCCAATATCAAGCAGAATCAGTATCCTCCGAACTACCAGCCTGTTGGCTGGGGTCCCATGGATGATCATGGTCATGTGGGGACAGAAAATCCCAATAATCCCCAGTCGGAACAAAACTCCATAGTGTTGATGAACAAGCTTGTTCAACTAGGTACAGTGCTTTATTGCTTTAATATGCCCGGATATCATCTCGGCACATGTCACGGTTGAGGTGAAAATTGACATTAACCCAGTCATTCACATACGGGCATCCGCCGGTCGGGTGTATTCACCCGTGCTACTCGATAGACGACTTTCACAACACGCTTTTTCCTGTAACGGGTTGCGGTAGCTGTACCGCTGGCCCCACCGTTAACACAAAAACCCTCAACGCTTGGGACGGAGTTTTCAGGCCGGATATTCCCGAGGTGATTCCGGTAGTAGGGGAACTCAGGTTCCCTTACTGGGATCATTGCAGCTACACACTCGGTCGTAACGGAGGGGAAATCTCGGGGTTTACTACCCATGGCAAGGCTTTGGCTGGGTCTACGCCGGGTGCAGGCGGAGACATGTCTATAACCACGTTCCAAACCTTCGTCAGGCTTGAATGTGCAACGTCCGGGGACAATATTGTGTTATGGGAAGGAGAGAGCAACAGCAGTATTCCCGAAGCGAGTCCGATACGGAGGACTGGAGGATGCGCCACTGGCCCGGCGGAAATAACACTAACCAAGCTATCCCCCCAAGGGTGCATCTGCAACGAGTACGTCGCGTCTGCCTGTCCGACTGCGGCGGAATGTGAAGCATGCGGCAGCCTCCCCACATCCACCTATGCGGGCTGGATATTCGAGGTATCGGGCTTTAGCGGTTCGTGCGCAACACTCAACGGCGTGATGGCGGTCGTGGACTCGCATGGGGTCGATTGTATATGGGCAACCAACCCAACCAAAGACCTCACTAGGGACCCAGCATTCAGTGTCAGCCCTGAAGCACATATACTCTGCGTAGATTTGGGAAACGGGGACGGCAGGTGGTTTTACAGAGATGGAGTCACTTACCCCGCAGCGGCAGAGTTGGGGCCGGTACTCAGTGACGACGACGACGAACCTTTTTACCCATCTGATAGTGCTTGTGCAGGTCACTCAAACTGCCCCCCCAAGCCATCAAATTGGACATCTGTAAATATCGTGGGGATCTGCAATTGTGCTGGACATTCTGGCAACGTCTCGTTCAGATATACCACCGATTTCAGGCCCGACTCAGGCAGCGGAAAGGTAGTGTGCGACGACTGAACACCGGGCGTGCGTGTAGCAGCGACTGAGGCGATTTACCGATGGCATGTTGCGATTTCCCCCTGCGGCTCTTGGTTGACATTTCCGGGCTGTCTACCTGTTCCGATTGCGACGGGGGTGGGAATCATGACTGGAACGGCATTCTCCGGGACTACGACGAAACCAGATGCACATACCGTATCGATAACCCGAGCCAAAACAGGTTCGATAGCAAGGGTCTTAACCACTTCTTCACTCGCGTCCGGAGGTCAAACCAGCACGAATGCGGATGGATACTCCAGATTGCATGCGACCACTGTGCTTTAGACGACTACATCTGGGCTGGATTTGGCCCGCATTGGGAGCCGCAGGGGGTTTACCGCGTTCTGTATGCCTGTGGCGGTAATATGCTGGTATCGACCATAGATGTCAAGGGTATTGTAGAGAAAGGGGAAGATCCGTTCAGATAGGAGATATAATGGACAAGATCCGATTATCGTGGAAGGCTCACGTCGAAGCAGCACCTCGGCACCGCTCGGACTTCTTGTCCGATGTACGAGACAAGGCATTCGATTCCGCCGGGGACTGGTTCTGGATGACCCAAGAGGATTTTGAGAAGGTCAGTGCCAAGCACTGGATTGGGGATGCGGGGCAGTCTAAGATTTCTGTGCCAGACGTGCCATCCAGAGGTCTTGGCGACAGCATAGCCAAGGTCACGTCGAAAATGGGGATCAAGAAGTGCGGCGGATGCCGCAAGCGGCAAAAGAAGCTGAACCGACTTTTGCCGTATCGGTGAATAACGGCGACAACCACGATGTTGTGATGCTACTATGCAATAGGGAACTCAAAATTCAAGGCAAGGATGCCTAATAATGGCTGTTAAAAAGTTTGTAGGTAACGCTCCTGCGATAAAGCAGGTTAATACATGGTCCGGAGTTGCTCGCGGATCAGGCGCAGTAAAGTGGTACATCTCGGCTACAGGAGAGGACGGGTCGATCAGCCGAGTGGTTTACACGCAAGTTGGAACCAGTGATCCCGCGACATCTCTTCTTCTCGCCAACTTCACCAGTCTCTGGAACAACGATCCCAGCGAGGTTGTGCAGCGGGTTACGGCGTCCCACACTTCAATCGCCCTTACCCTGACCGCCAAAACTGCTGGCGTGCCGTTCCGGGTCGCCGCAACCACGTCTAGCGGATCGAGTACCCCGACTTGGGGGACCTCCACCGCTACGACCAGCAACTCGGGTCCGAATGTCTGGCATCAGGCAGAAAACTGGGATGGCGAGGTCATTGCCGCAGACACCGACTCCGTTACCGTTGCCGCCGGTGCCGGGTCAATACTGTATGGACTTACCAGCAGCGGAACCGGTGCCGCCCAAACCACTGCACACACTCAGTTTGTCGTCGATGAGGGCTATAGCGGCCAAATCGGCGGGACCGACAACGCTTATTTCAAGATTGCCCTAGCCAGTGGCAAGGTGTTCCGTTTTGCCGGAGCCGGTCAGGCTTGGATCGACATCGGCAGCAGCAATGTGGACCCGGAGATCAATAGGACATTCACCCCCACTACGGGCCAATACGGCCTTTCCTTGAAGGGGACCGCAATTTCCGACATATACATCAACAAGGGCAACGTCGGCCTTGGGGTTGAACCCGGCAATACCGGAACATCCCGCGTGGACAACATAAATATCAACTATCTGGACAATCAGGCCAGTGATGCGTATGTGACCATCGGGGGCGACACGGTGCAAACTACAACCACTAAGGGGCCGAATGTCGTCCAGACCGGAGGCTACTGCACCGCTCATACTTGCACCATCGGAGTGACCGTTGATGCCGGAGTCTATACCCAGAAGGTCGGGGGCATCACCTCTTCGATTCTTCTCCGTGGCACCGGGCGGTTGAATACGGACTCGGTGGCTTCTTATGCTCACGGCACCGATGCCCTTATCACCATGGCGGACGAAGCCGTCTTGGACAACAGCCGGACCATGGGTACGAAGACGATAAGCAAAAAGATTACCGTGAAGGGTCCGGTTACTATCAACGACCCGAACGCCAAGTTCACTTATTCCGCTACCCCTGACATCGACTTGGATCAGATCAACATGGCGGATGTGACGCTAAATCTAGGCAGAAATATAACTCTGGTCATCGGTGCCAGTTAAGGAGTACTCTCGTGGCAATCAATAATTCACGTTACGGCAGCAATCAACAGCCCCCAAGAAACCGGGCCTTCGACCTGCCACCCACGGGCGTTGCGTCATCCTTGTTGGCCAAGAAAAAGAAAAAGACCCCGCCCAAGGCTACGAAAAAGGTCGCTAAACGGGCTGTCGGCCCGCCGAGGCCGGGTGTGTCAGCGGCAGGTGGGCCTCCCCCGATGCTCCGCAAGAGGGAGACGAAGCCCCCGGCAGCAATAGCTGCCCCAACCGCAGCAACAGCCCAAGGCCCGCAACTTACCGCCCGCGAGAATTTGTACAGGACTCCGGTCAGGACACCTCCCCAAGCTGGTGCTGCTGCCGTGCCGACGGGGCAGCCACAGACCGCTAGGGAGAAATTCTATTCAAACCCAATCGGAGTGCCTGGGCGTGATACGGCGGCTACATGGGAGCATCTAAAGGTCGATCAATCAATCCCTGTAAAGGAGAGGCTCGCAGCATTACGCGGTGAGCCACCCCAGCAACAGGCTGACGCTGTCGTCCCGCAGTCCGGTATACAACAACAGGCTGACGCTGCCGTCACACCGGCTCCACTCCCCGGCACTGGCCCCGGCACTGGCGTCCAATTCCCTCCTCCCGGCGGCGAGGTGGCGGGGGCAGAGCCTCTAGCCGGTACGCCATTCTCCCGCGAGAGTTTGTACAGAACTCCGGAACAGCAACAGCAGGCTGCGGCACAGGTAGAAGCTGGCCCCAGCATTTTTGAAGGCATTCCACGATCCGATGCGCCAGAGGGTGGACTGTTTGAGGGCGAGCCACAGGCCGGACAAAGCATTTTCGAGGCGAGGCCGGGTTTGGCGGAAGTTCCCCCCGATCAAGCCTTTGGTCTTCCTGATTCCGGTCGCGTTAAACGATGGTCCGGGGCAGGTAGAGAGACGCCGGAACAGCTTGAGCAACGCAGGCTTGACATCAAAACCGCCAAGCAAAGAGGCATGCGGTATGGCGAGTATGTGGCGATGGTGGAGGACCAAGCGAATGTGGACAAGGCGATTGCGGGCAGGCGGACGCATGAAAGGGAGATGGCGACGATAAAGGCTGGGCCTGAACACTGGCAGAAGTGGCTTGAGATGGAGAAGCAAAGCTACGACAGGTTGCTGGACGAAAAAAATGCCGTCGCGCAAGCAATGAAATCTCAAAACAGGGAAACTAGTGAGGCGGCAGCCCAGAGATGGGAGCAAATACAAAGAGAAGAAAAGGCTAAGTATCAGGTATTTAAGGACGCCGTAGGGGTAGCCCTCCCCAACGCGGAGAAGACTATTGCAGCGTTGCAGAAACAGTTAAAGGAAGGCACCACAGCAATCAATCTGATCGATAGTAGTAAGACCAAAGACAAAATTGCAAGGCTCAGGGGTTTTACGGACGCCTATGTAGCGATAGAAAAAGAAGATAACCCAAAGGCGCAAGCTGTAATGCGACAGAGTATCAGGGAATTGTACCCCGACTTGTACAACCAGACTGTATTGAGAATCGAGGGAGAATCTTCCATTAAAAAAGTTGAAGCGGAGAATCCTGGATTAGCCGCGAAGATGGAAGACCTGCAAGGGTGGGCCAATCAACTTTCTTCGGCTACCGATGAGAACGATAAGAGAAGGATTCTCAGGGTTATTACCCGAGAGATACAAAATTTTGAAAGCCTAGAGCATGGAGACCAGTCGGAAGAAGTCCAGAAGTTCTTGGGCTTTCTACGGCACGTCCGTCCTACTGGGGAAGCTGCTGCCGAGACCGATGACAGGCCACCTGACAGGCAACCTATAAGCCCGGCAACAGTAAGTAAGGACCAAGAAATTGGGAATCAGACCGGACTGCCGCCTATTCCCGGAGTTACGGCCCTGCTTAGGGGAGCGGGGGCTACAGGGGAGCCTCCTCTTGCTAGGGAGCCTGCATCCGTATCGCAGCCTCCTTCGTCACTCGCGTTGCCACAAGGACGGCAGCCAGCAGGGCAAGTGCCGGATAGAGGCCAAAGCGGAATTACTCATGGAGCCGAGAAGATGTACAACGGCAAAAGGGTCCGGTGGAATTCCAATACCAATCAATTTGAGACTGTCTAGTGGCTAATGGCATCTTCGATCCATATTCGGAGAGAGTTCCCTATACGGGTTTGCTGTCGGACCCGTCAGTTGATGTTGCCGTTCCCGAGGAAGAGAAAGAAACCTTCACATTTGAAGAGGTGATGGGGACCAAGAAGAAGAAGAAGAAGAAGAAGGAGACGTTTTCTTTTGAAGAGGTGATGGGGAGACCAATGGTTGAGCCGCCCGCAGCGGCTGCCGCAATAGCCGCGCCTCCGCCTCCGCCGAAACCCCTTCGCAAACCTCCGGCTGTTCCGCCTCCATCGGAACTTCTTCGCAAGCCCCCCGCCGTCGTGCCTCCGCCAGAGCGTCTTCGCGAACCGCCTGCTGTTGAACCTCCACCAGAACTTTTACGCAAGCCTCCCGTCGAGGAGGCCGTAGCTGTTGAACCCGCTGAAAGGGAGACGTTCACTTACGAGGAGGTAATGGGAAAGAAACTCCCGGAGCCTTCCGTCGAGAAGGAGGTGTACTCCTACGAGGAAGTGATGGGGAAGAAACTTCCAGAGGTTGTCGAGGCGGAGAAGCCTCCAGTGGCTCCAGAGGTTGCCGAGGCGGAGAAGCCTCCAGTGGCTCCAGAGGTTGCCGAGGCGGAGAAGCCGATAACAGCCCGTGACACTTTTAGAAAGGTGCGCCAGGCCAAATCTGATCCGGACATTTGGAGCAGGTTCCCCGGAGTTGCCAAGCTTGCTGGCTTGGGACCAAGTTTAGAAAAAATTGACCCGAAAGCGATTTACCGGTCGGTTACTGGCAAATCTGATCCCGAACAGGAGAGCAAGTTAAAAGTACAACTTCGGGATGTAAGGCAAAATATATTCGATCAGCTTCGCACGTTAGGGCATTCGGAGGATGACGCCGACGTTATGACCGACAACCAGATGCGTGCGTTAAATCGCGCAATGGGACTGCATGGCGATTTCGACAAGCCTGAAATAGGCACGGTGGAACAAATGGGACGGTGGGGAAGGAATTGGAAGAGGATGCTGCCCATTGTGGGTCAGGTTGATCTGGCTGCGAGTATGGCAGACACCATTGTGTTGGCTGAGAGAATTCATGAAGGCTACGAACCCACCCAGTCAGAACTAAAAGACTTGCGAAACCGTTACGAGGAACTGACAGAGGAGGTTGTCCGGGGCAAGGGATTTGGGGCGGGGGTTGTAGACCTTCTGGCTATGCTTCCGGCATTCGGGCTAGAGATCGCGGCATTAAGAGGGAGAGGAGCAAGGGGGCGTTCTCTCAAGCCTTCACTTTTAGTAAAACAAAAGCGAGTCATCGCAACATTGGGGTCTGCCTTGGCCAAAACGGTAGCTTTGAGTGCCAAGGGCGCAGCAACGGTAATGTCCGTTCGCACTATACAAAACGGACTGCAACGCCTGATGCCAGCGATGTCGTTTACCGAGGATGATGCCGGAAACCTGCGCGCACTAATAATAAAGCCAGACAAGTCGATTCTGCGGGCGTTTGGAGAAGGCTACACTTCCACGGTGTCCGAGATTTTGTCCGAGTTCTCTGGCAAAGGTGCCAAGAATGTCTTGGGCGTGGTCTGGGCGAAACTGCCTAAAGAAACTAGAGAGAGACTTGTGAAGATTGGCATATTCCGTGGTTGGGCAGAAGCCCAGAAGGCGCAAGGGAAGGTTCCCAAAGCCTCCAGATTTAAGAAATTGGTGGAATTTGCCGGTTGGGATGGAGCGGCTGTGGAGATGGGGGAGGAGCGACTCAACGAGTTTATGATGGCCCCGATTGATGGCTATAACAGGCCAGAGGGGAAGCAACTCCTGACAGAATTGATCGGGTTCATGATCCCCGGTGTTGCTATCCAGACGACTGCTATGGGTCTGGAGAAATTATTCCGTCCTACTCCTGTTGATGTTGAGAGGACTCGCAAGACACTTCAAAAGCGTATTGATGATCCCAAGACTTCGCCCAAGCACCGGGAAGTTCTTTCCCTTGTCTTGGAAGATTTGAATAGACGTGGAGAAGACGCCCTTGCCAACCCAGAGGAGGGGGCAAATAAATTAAAAAAAGAAATAGAGTTGTATGAATTGGGAGAGCCGTCCGAAGCGGAACAAGCCAAACTGGACGCAGAAGCACAAGCAAAGCAACAGCAACAAGCGGACGAACAAGCCAGACTAGACGCGGAGAAGGCGAGAGCGGGTAAAGCAGGGCAAACCGGGATAGAACCGGATGTCGTGGTCTCGGATATAACCACTCCATCCACCGCTCTCGCTCCCTCCGCTGAAGATATAGAGGCCGCTGGCGATGCCGCTGCCGAAGATGTTGTCTCTACGGAGGAACTTGACAGGCTGTCCGTTGGTCTTCCTCTCGGACTTCAAGCGGAAATCGATGCACTGCCCGAAGAGGTGTCAGATCAGACCGCCCCTGTAGAAACTGAACCACTTGCTCCCACCGACCGTGTCACCGAAGGGGGCGTGAGGGCGATTGCCAAGCAACATAAAGAGGCCCCCCGCAAAAGCCTGATTCGCGTTACCGACGCTGATGGCAACTCTCACGTCGGAACCTTGGTGAAAGCCGAGGGCGGACAAGCGGTTGTCAGGACGGAGACTGACGGCAAGTTGCTTGCGTTCCCCTTGGACACCTCCACGTTCAGGCCCGTAGTGGATACTGCTGACGTGAGGGTTGGAGATGTTCTTGATTATGGTGGAGAGGGACGAGTGGGGTTTAGGGCCGATCAGGGAGAAGTGGTTCGGATAGACGAAGAGAGCGGCATGCCGTATGTAGTGGAGCATACGGGCCGACAACTCGGGATTCAACCCATAGACATCAAGCGGCACTTGCGTGACGGCAAGGAGGTGATGCCGGAGGCAGAGGCTGTCCCCGAGGCCGCTCCCGCTCCCGCGCCATTCCGCAATGTAGAAGAGCTTCTTGCTTCCGTCCGGGAAAGCGATCCAGCAGCAGCAGACGCTGGTCTGGAGTATGCGAACGCTCGCGAGGCAAGGGCTGTTGCTCGCAGAGATGCAGTGGCTGCTGCCGCCAAGGTTGTCCCCGCCGCCAAGGCCACACCACCGCCACTGCCCACCGCCAAGGTCACACCACCGCCACTATCACAAGAGCAGATAGATGCCCAGAAAGCCACAGAGGCAGGAGAAGCCGAGCCGGACACAGTCGTCACGCCGGTAGACATATCTAGCCGAGGAATGCTGGATCGGGAGCATGACCAACTTGAGACTCTTTTGAAGGTCATAGACCCCGACGCAAAGGTTGACAGGGAACGCGGAGTCGCCACCTTCCGCCTGAAGCGGTCGGATGGGACCGCCAAAACGGTTCATATCGCGATGGTTGAGGAGATCAGTGGCCGTGGCATGGGTCCTCATGTGCAGAGGGCGTGGGACAGTTTCTTTAGACGCTATGGGCGTGCGCCGAATGCCCCGAGGGGGGTGGCATTGCCCGGCGTGTCCATGAGGATGGCGGACACAGGTGAAGTTATAGAGTCTGACTTCGTCATTGCCATCGGCAGCAATGCGGAGGTCTCAACCATACCGCACGAAATTGTACACCTCGCAGCAGCGACTGTTCTGTCGGAGTCGGAACTTGACACACTGGCCAGAAGATACGCGCCAGAAGCGGCTAATCCCGAAGAAGGACTCGCCACTGCTATTGGCAATCGGGCCGAGGCATTTCAGAATGATCCTCTCTGGCGGAAGGTCGTGGAGTTCTTCAGCAGGCTTATCGATACGGCCATGCCGACTGAAGCAGCAGCCGCCCGGAACCTCATGCGTGACATTGAGAGCGGTCGCATATTCAGGCGAGTCGAGTCTGTTGACCGCGCGCCATCTGGATCAAAGTTTGAGGCTGGCGGTCAAGCCTCCACCTACATATTTGAGGTGACGGATGAGTTTGGCAATGTGCGAGAGGAGGCTGTTCGCGATGTATCCATGTCTCGCGCAAAGCATCGCCTGAACAGGGAGTTGACCTCTGCCGCTGGTGCCGACGTGAGATTTATTAGCAAGAGCGAGCCAGCCTCCTTTGAGGAGACGTTGACACCGCCCGCCGACCTTGAGGAAGTTGGCCGTCCACGCAAGGTTAAGTTTGATGAAGAGACAAAGACTTGGCCAGATGGGCAGTTCTTTCCCATCGGAGATAGGCTAAACTCCGTCTTTTTAAGAGAAGAACTGTTATCGCTGGTGCCTAGTAGAGAAGAACTTGAAGGTCTGGATGAGGGTAAAAAGAAAGGAATCTGGAAGAATCGGAAGCTGGATAAAGGCACGCGGGTAGGGTTGCGTATAGATATACCGTTCTTTTTACGCACAGGGAAATACGTTATAGCAATACATGCTCCCCGTCCTACTCCAAACAGTTACGACTTTATAGCTAGGCTAAAGGGTCCAGTTACATTCAGCACTCCCGCCATAGACGCAAAGGCTAGGGGTGTTCTGTTTGGGGGACAGACAAAAAGCCCATTTGCAGTAGTCACAGGCGTGTTAGATAAGACGCCAATAAACCCGGAAGACGTTGCAGATATTCCAGATATCGACTCTTGGGTTCCTGTCGGATTTAATCCGCACAAGGCTACATTCTATTACGACAAAAGATCGGGAAGAGAAGTCAAGTCAGGCACCGATGCAATATCCATAGGCAATACCGTTTACACAAGATCCGAGGATATTGAATATGGAGATCGAGTTGTTCCCACGGGAGAACCTTCTTACGAAATACTTCAGAAGGCTATGGAGGAACCGAAGGGGACAGAGAAGGAAGCTGGCGTCAGTGCAAGATTTATTCGGAAGGTCGATGCCAAAAACAAGCAAGGGGACTCGGTAGTCATGGGCGGCATCCCGGAGAGCAAGCCGACGATGCCGTTGGATACATGGTTGCAGAAGGTTGCCGATGCCGCAGGCATGCCCCGCAGGGATGTTGAATCGCTGCTTGAGGATTACATCGGAAGGCACGCTCGCGGAGATACCCCGGAGAACTCCGCCCGTGTTCTCACCACGGCATCCGACAGTGGTATCAGTTTCGAGGAGGGCAAGGCCATAGAGGCTTATGACGGGGCGCGCGGTCGTCTTGGGGAAGAGGCTGCCGCTAGGTTAGGAGGCAAACGGAACAAGGCTTCCGTGAAGAGCAAGATCAACACTGCCGCCGAGAGCATATACAAGACGTTTCACTCCCGACCCGTACCGGATTCCGAGGTTAGAGAACTGGCCAAGAAACTGGCCGGTGAATACGCGCCAGAGACATACGAGTATTACAGGCGTGTCGTTCTTGCTGCCGAGGGTGCGGCTCATCTCGCGGCCAGCGGCGAACACAAAATGCCGTTTGATAAGTGGCAGAGGGCGATGCAGCGTAAGCACGGCAAGAAGTTCGTGGACGCAGAACTCTACGGAATGTCCAACGCCCTGCTTAAAAGAATGACGGATGTTGGCGCGACCATCCCAGAGATGAAGGAGATGACTGGTTCATACGAGAGAGGCGAATATGCGAAGGACTGGTATACAGATCAATATCCGGGGTTCTTGAACCTGTTTGGCAAGAAGTTAATTGATTTCGTTCTGCAAGCATTGACCGTCACCAGCACCAATACCACGATCAAGGCCAATACCAGCTTGGGTCTGAGGTCCATTGATGCCGTCATCAAGGGTCGTGACCCGCAAGGGTTGATGAACACGGTCGCCAACATGCTTCGGGATGCAATGCAGGGCAAGAGGTTCGGCGGCAACAAGCTGTACAACTTCTACCGGGCATTGATGGGAGATACTGAAGCCGTCGTCATAGACCGATGGATGCTTCGCGCATTTGGTTTTACTATTTCAGAAGACAACCCAAAGGCAGCGATTAACTCCGCTACGATGCAACAGTACCAGTTCATCGAGGCGTATATCCGCCAGATCGCACGCCGCACAGGCGCGACTCCCGTGCAGGTTCAGTCCGCAATATGGACAACGCACAAGGGAGAGCATCAACTCCGCGAGGGCGATGCTCTGGTGGATTATGTACACGACATCAGCGACCGCATCGAGAAGCTGTACGGCAAGCGGCTCAAGGGCCAGCATCTCCGCATCGCATTCTGGGAGTCGTATGGCCTGCTCACCGAGACCAACCCGGAGAGAAAGATATACGGCCCCGCCCAAGTAGCAGTAGAGGCAACTCCGAATGCGACCACGGGTGTACTGCCGGGCATGGCGGACGCGACCTATGAGCAAAGGCAGGAATACACCGACGACATACGAGCGGCGATCAAACCTCATGTGGATAGATACATAGAGGACCTTGGCCTGAATATGACGCTGGAGTTCTCAGGCCCCGGACTGTTCCTTGGCGACCGTAATCCCGGATTCCAACTGGTATTCAAAACTAGGGCGGAAGGCCGCTCTACCCTGAGCCGGAAGCTATCCCCGACGCACCACAAGGCTCTCCGTGATCTCAGTGCGTTCCTCGGCTATTACCTTCGTCAGGAGGCAGTCGCATTTCACCGACCGTTTTACACCACTACGAAGAAGAGGGCGGACGGGTCTGAGTTCCGCATCGATCCTCAGTACAAGGTGAAGCGAAAAAAGGACAAGAAGACCGGGAAGATAACGGAGACCAGCAAGTTTGAATCCGGTCGCGTAATCAACGACGCGGAGATGGATCGGCTCTACGATGCCGTGATCAAGGTATTCGGGGAGAAGTCTGGGAATGACGTAGCCATCGTACCAGCCGCAGATGGCGTCCGGTTATTGAATTTTTCAAATACATCGAACCCAGTGTTTCATAATCTCGTAGAAAAAGCGTACAATATAGCCTTCCCAGAAGGCTCCGTTGACATAGCAATGTTCCGCAACGTAAACGGCGGGTACATTGCCAATGACTGGAAGGTAGACACCAATGGCGAAAGTTATATCAAGAGGATTCGGCGATCCGGACGACCGAATGTTCTCCGAGGGCTTCACGGTGAACTTTCCGAAGCGGTCACGGGGGTCAACACCGTCTACTCCTCCAAGCACGGATGGGGAAACCCCGGACAATTTGTCAGTGACATCGTTGAAGAAGCTGACAGAATCAGAATTGGAGAACTTACCGGAGAATTCCAAGAGACAGGCGTACCAGAGGATGTTAGAGAGCGGGCAGGACAACGCCGAGAGAGAATTCGCGGAGAGACTCTGGAAGGCGATGGACGCGGGTACACAAACTTCTTTTCTGATGTAACTGAAGGCAAGCGAGACAAATCCAAGGTGCCGTATGACCGGGTGATACCACTCGGCAAGCGGAAATCTTTCAGTGACGACTACGATGAACACCGGGGGAACTTCGACGATCACATCGCCAAGTCTATTCCCGGATTCGCAGATGTGCAGGTGATGGTTGGCGATGCCATAGCACGCACCTACGGCGACCGTGACTCTTCCATGGTGGACATCGGTGCATCCGAGGGGTCTCTCGTCAAGACCATCACACAGCGATCCGATGGCAATGTGAGGACGTTGGGGGTGGACCCGAACGTGGCCATGGCTTCGTTCTTCCGGGATCACAGTACCGTTCCCGGATCATCCTATGCCATGCAGGCTTTTGCCACCGACGAGGGCTGGGTCGAGGACGACGGGACTGTGATCACCCCGTGGCAGCCCACCGAGAAGTATGACGTGGCCCATGAGGCCATGGTCTTCCAGTTCATATCAAACACTCGCAACGCCCAGATAAGGGAGATGAAGCGGATACTCAAGCCTGACGGGGTGGCTGTTGTCGAGGAGAAGGTGTCGTTCAATCCGCTGAATGTAAAGGATCGTGTGAAGTGGGACAGCAACGAGAACCACAAGAACGAGTACAAGGAGAAATACTTCGACCTTGAGACCTTGAAGAAGAAGGAGCGTGATGTTCTGGAGCGAGAGGTCGAGGGAATGCACGAACTTATGGTGCCGCAGGGTGAACTGGAGGCAACTCTCCGCAAGCACTTCAAGCATGTAGTCATGTTCTGGGAAGCCGGTAACTTCAAGGGCTACGCTGCCAGCGACAGCCGGATCGCTGTGGACCGTCTGGTCGCGAACATCGGGGATACCAACACAGAGTTCACCGTTGGCGAGGCCACGCCCCATGCGGCGGTCGAGGTCCAGTTTGAAGAGACCCCGATCAGGATAACCAAGCCACTTCGCCGCCGAGCCGAAGCCTACAAGTACGCGCCGGGTGAGCCGGGTGTCGAGAGTGGACAGATCGAGAAGGCTGTCAGGAGGTCGAAGACTAGAGGTCCCTCCAAGGCGATACGCACCTTCATCGAGGAAGCCACCGGAATCCGTCCCGATCCTGACATCGAGGACTTGGCGGAGTTTTACGCCCAGCAGGTCAGCAAGGCCGAGTTGAAGTACGCCAAGGAGTCGGCGTTCAAGTCTGGCCAGAAGGCGGTGACCAAGCAGGCCAAGGACTTCGTAGCCCTGACATCCACCCGCGAGGAACTCTTTGATCAGGTCGATGCCCTGCACCCTAGACTCCATTCCAAACTCAAGGCCGACATACACAAGGCCAAGTCCAAGGCTGACCTCTCCCGCATTGCCAAGAGGATGAACAAGTATTGGCTCCAAGGCCATGTGAGTGAACCCGTAGCGGTCCTCACAGGCAGTGATGCTCTGGCTATCGCTCTGAGGGGGCAGAGAAAGGGGGCCGAGGCCGCATGGCGTAGCGGCAAGGCCGAAGGGAAGGGCGTGGCAGAGGCTGTTACCAGAGAACTCCAGAAATTGATCAAGCAGATTAAGCTGATCAATCCCAAGGAACACAAGAAACTTCTGGAACGGCTGGCGAATGCTAGGACCCCCGGACAACTGGAGGCCGTGGCCAAGAGCATGAACAGGAAGTACATGCAGGCCCTGACCAGAGGCGAGGCCCCCGGCGAGATGGTGATGACCGCAATGGAGGCTCTGCGTCTGGCCAAGAGGAGCGAGTCCACAGGCTCTCACCAAGGATACCGGTCTGGTCGGGTAGACCTGAATGCCAGCCAGATACAGCTACTTGAATTTGCCAACGAACACCTTCCAAAACATCTTCGCTCCAGAGTGATGAAGTCGATTATCGTCAACGCCAGAACTCCATCAAGTCGGAAGCGATTCGTCGTCGCCGTAAACAGGATGGTAGAGCGGTTTGAGAAACAAGAGGCGATCTCGTTCTTGAAACAGCAGTTGAAGTCCTTCAAGAGGAAGGGGCGTAAACATCGTCTTGAGTCTGACATTGAGAACAGGATAGATGCGTTGATGGACGGAATTGACCTTGTCAAGAGGACTCCGAAAACTCTTACCAGACTCAGAAAACTCATGGATGCCGTCCGCCAGCAGGTCTCGGACTCTCCGCTTGATGGCATTGTTGACTCCAACGCCTTGAACATTCCGGATGCCATGTACACTCGGGCCAAAGAAATCCTGTCCAAGGACAGGACCATATCTCAACTGTCGGTTGACGAGGTCAAGTCCCTAGGAGCCGCTATAAATACTCTTCTCCGCCAAAACGCTGATCGGCAGGTACTGAGGACGGCTATCCGCGAGAGAAATAAGAGCGAGGCTGGCCGCGCAGCCATGAGGAACGCGGAGATTGCCCACCCGACGAAGCTGGGTTCCAAGGCCACGTCAGAGGAAATGCCGAAACTGAATTCGCTCAAGTGGTTTGCGTGGTTCTCCAAGACAAACTGGATGAACAAGGTGAAGTTGCTTGTGGGGGATAACAACGAGACGCACAAGATTCTCGTAGATGATTTACTGGAAGCTGAAAATCTGAGGAGGGAGTATGTGCATGAGGCACAAACCTATCTGCAAAGAGCATTGAAGAGGATAGGTTACTCTCCCGAAAAGCTGGAGGCGGTGAGTGGGGCCTACGCAAAAGGACGCATAGTCCGGAAGGCCAAGCCATTCCTAGAGAAGAACAAGATCAAGATCATCCTGCCTACTGCGACATGGGGTCCGACTGGAACGAGAGTAGGCGAGTTGTCGTTGACCCCGATGGAATACGCATCACTCCTGTTGCATCTTGCCGACCCCAGCACACGGCGCGAACTGTTACGGAACCCCCAGCAGGGTCTTCGCATCCGCTCTCAGGCCACCTCTGCCAAAAGGCCGATCAAGCTGAGAGAGGGAGACATGCGGGAGATCATGCGTAACGCCCCGGCGGACGTGGTTGCCGTGGCCGATGCGATCCAGTTCGACATCAACGGGAGGCTTCGCAATCAGCTTAACGAGGTGTGGCAGCGAATCTTCGGTTACCCGTTGGTGACAGGAGAATCCATATATATGCCACGGCGAAGATACCGTGGTGGGCGAGATGACGTGGACTATGCAGCACAACCAGAGAGCCTGCTTGGCGGGTATGTATCTGAACGCCTAGATCAGCAGGGGATTTTCTTGGAACGTGGAGCCAGTAATGACCCGTTCGTTATCGACGATGCGTTGGGCGAGTATTTCATGTATGTGCAAAGGACTGCGGCTATGGCGGCAAAGTCAGAGCCTATCGCCAACGCCATGCGTATTCTTAACTACAAGGCTCCGGGCAAGTCGGGCGAAAGTTTCAAGCAGACGGTAAGAGACAGGCTCCAGAGGGCGGACACATACTTCAAGTCAATGGAGGACCACCTTCGCAAATTTGGCGGCGTTGATACCACGCAGCCCGGCGTACTGTCGGCCTTGATCGGTAAATTGATCAGGCCCTTGCACGTCGCGAACCTCGGCTTGAAGCCGTACATCTGGTTTTACCAGATGGTATCCATGAATACCGCCGGGCAATACATCGGTCGCAAGCACCTGTATAACCCCAAGAACGAAGGTCGCCTGCACCCTAACAGGATCAAGGAGGAGATGGTTGCCAATTCTCCATTGATACGGGACCGTGTGGAAGGCGGAGGCCATCAGATTATTACCGCGTTTGCCCGCACCAATGCACTTCGACAGTTCCTCGGCGGAGAGAACGACAACATCTTTGTCCGGAAGAGTATGCAGGGAATCCTAGAGGCAGACCTCATTGTCATCAGGGCTATCTGGGGTGCGGCCAAGATGGAGGGGCGGGACAAGGGGTTGAGTGGGCAGGAACTCATGGACTACACCAAGAAGAAGGCCGAGTTTGTGATCAACTATTCCCAGCCCACTTGGGACACGCTGACATCAAGCGAGCAAATCAATTATGCCAGACAGAACCAAGCAGTGGCCTTGGTCTTCGGGTTGTTTTACTCGTCGCAACGTGACAAGAACTTCAACATGAACTTCGACGCGGCCTTGACTGCGAGGCAGGAGGTTCGAGAAGGCAAGGACCCTCGCGCCGCATATTCCAAGTTTGCCTACAACGTAGCCCATACCAGTTTTGTTTCTGGATTTTCTGTGGCCCTGATAAGGAGGGCGTACTGGTGGATGTTTGGACTCGGCCTCGCAGCCATCGGGTTCGGTGACGACGACGACGACTTCTGGGCCGACGTGTTTCACGACTCCATTACCAGAACACTCGGCGGATCGTGGATTGGGGTTGGGGACTGGGTTGGCTATGCGTACACCGGAGTCAAGGCGTTCTTGGAGACTGGAGAAGCACGCGATCTGGCCAAGGGTTTGAGGCGGAACATACTGGCAGAGTCCGTGGATAGATTCGTGGTTGGTACGGTTGGCGAAACTGCGAGCATGCTGTGGAATGCGGACATGCTTATCCGAAGTTTTACCGACCAAGAAAACCTGACCGATAAGGAGAAGAAAAAGCTGGCTAACGGGGCATACCTTTCAAAGAAAATAGATCAAATCCTTACCGGCACAGGGATGCTCGGCGTTCCTACGCCCGGAATAATGGCCCATGCCCGCAAATTCATGCCGCATACAAAGCCGACTCGGGTGTCGCTGTATGGCAATATGGCAAAGGCGGCGAAGCGGCGAGACAAGAAGTCAGTGAGGAGTAGGATCGCAGCCTTGAAGAAAATGGGTGCGTCTAGGAGCCAACTGTACTCATCTATTAAAAACAGGAAGAAGAACGGGATGATGGATGGGGATACTGCGGACTGGTTGAAGAACGAGGTCAACCTTTACTATTGATGTCTAACGCTGGCCCAGGGAATTAACATCAACTCCCAGTTGTTGAAGCCCAAGACGAACGCCAGGGAACTAAAGTCAACTAACTCGATCCCCAAGCGGCAATCGCCACTGCTTGTTGAAGTTTCTTTTTCGAGCGTCGCTTGGCTTCCACTTAACCGGGCCATCATCCCTGATCAAATCCGGTCACTGGCCTGACCGTCACTGTCCATACGCTACGCTTGCCCGACTTCTTCTGGCCCCAGCCCCAGACTTCCAGCCTGTTGCCGCATGACATCCAAACCTTTGCCTCGGGAGTCTCCAGAATTTTCTTCATCCTAGCGGTTTGGTTGGTAACGGTGGTAGCCTGTATGCCAAGCACTCCGGGGAACTGCGAGTCCAACGCGACAATGTCAATGCAGCCGAACAGGTCGATACGCCTCTTGCTGTATGCACACCACCGCTCCACCACTTGGGCAGCGATGCTGTGTTCTCGGAGATGTCGGAGAGTCCTTGCCGTTGGACTCATGCTTGAAGTTCGCATGGATATTAAATAACCCAGTTCTTCGCCGTGGCGAACAGAGGTGCCTCTGCATCCGCATGTTCGTCTCGGTATGCGGTGCCTTTTGCCGCCTTCTCGATTCTCCGCTCGGCCATTGCGGCATAGTCCTCGTTCAGTTCTATGCCAACGAACCTGCGGCCTAGCAGCAGGGCGGCAACTCCGGTCGTGCCGCTGCCGCAGAAGGGGTCGAGGACGGTATCGCCATTTCGGCTGCCCGCCTTAATGCAGCGGACGGGGATTTCCATAGGGAACGTGGCAAAGTGGGCGTCCGGGTAGGGCTGCGTCGTGATGTTCCAGACCGTGCGGGTGTTGCGGCCATTGCCGTAGTATTTCATTTTTTCATCGCGCGTCATTGCGCGGACGATTCCCGTCGATCCGTGCGCGCCGGTGCCGCGCGCGTCCAGTCGCTTTGGTGTTTTGCTGCCGCCATACGGCATCACACCAGCATCCTTCTCCCTTACCGCATCCGCATCGAAGTAATACCGGGATCGCTTGGTCAGTAGGAAGATGTACTCATGCGCCTTCGTCGGCCTATCCGTCACGCTCTCGGGCATGGGGTTTGGCTTGCTCCAGATGATGTCAGAGCGGAGATACCAGCCTTCCGCTTGAAGGGCCAAGGCCACACGCCACGGTATGCCGCACAGGTCCTTGGGTTTAAGGCCGCATCCGGTCTTATCCCCCCTTGGCGAACTCGCATAACTATCCCCCAAGTTCAGCCACAGCGTCCCGTCATCTCGCAGCACTCGCCGGGCCTCGCGGAACACCTCTACCAGCTTGGCGACGTACTCCTCCGGCGTGGGTTCCAGCCCGATCTGCCCCGCCTCGCCATAGTCACGCAGTCCCCAATATGGAGGCGAGGTGATACAGGTCTGGGCCGATCCGTCGTCCAGACTGGCCAGCCCTTCAACCACATCGGCATTTATGATCATGTTATTCCGCTTCTTCTTCGTCTTCTTCTATGGCTATCAGGTAGCCTAACTCCTCGCCAGTCGGTTTGTCGTCACCGAACCAAGCAACTCCATTTTCTTCAATCGTCACGCTGACTCCGGGGGTGATTGGGGTTGCTCCCATTGTCAGTGATGCTGGGCCGTAGATAATTTTGTACCCAGTCTCGCAACCACTCAACATGGACAAGGCAAACAACAGCGTCACCGTGGTCAATGCAGCTAATATCAACTTCATAATAAGACTCCTATTAAATTTCAATCAATTGCCATCCGTCTTGGGTTCATCGGGCGTGTGGTCGTCGCCAGCAGAGGTAACGTATTCGCCGGGCAGGTATTTCGCGACCCACATCTGAGCCAGTTGCGATGCCGTGATGGGCTTGAGGAAATAATTGATCGGCACGCCGCCACCACTTGCGGCTTTGGTCACGAAGTCAGTGAAGGCAGTCATAAGACTATTGATATCCAACATCTTATTTTTGCCATCATCGAGTTCGCCAACAGCAGACACCGCACTTTTGATCTTCGACGCTTCCAACGCAACCATCTGACCACCCGTCCTTGCGTTGTCTGCGGCGGATGTAATGCTGGACTGAGCGTCAGCGGTAGAGTTTTGCAACACGGCCAACTGCCCCATCATCTTATCAGGGGAGAAGTCTGTAAATTGTTTCACGGTCAGGGCAACATCGTTCGCTTCGATTGTCGGGATGATACCCATCGTCACCAGACTGATGTGTGATGTGATGTTCTGGCTACTCAGCAGGTTCTTCGCCGAACTGCTGAAGCTACCGTCAACACCGAACCCGCCCTTGAAATCCGAGAACCAACTGCCCACTTCCATCTGGCCTTGCAAACTTGCAGCAGTGGATCGCATCTTCTGATCAGTTTCAGTTGATGAATCCTTGAGTACATGAACCATGCCGACGAAACTGCTTCCCGTAGTGATGCCAGAAAGCAGATTGTAATAAGCGGCATCCTTTGTCTGTTGCTGTTCAGCAATTTTAGAGATGCTACCGGCATCATTTACTTTGATCATGTCGCCGGTCAATTCGCCAGTCGCGATCAGTTCGTTCCACGCGCGAATGCCTTTGTCCACATCTATGATAAACGGCGCAAACAAGTCGGCCTGTCGATGCGTACAATTGCACGTTATGACAAGGGTTCCTTGTATGTCGTGAGTCTCTACCTGATTAGCCAACTGGCTTCCCGATGAGTTGGTCATCTGGGTGGAGGCTTTGTCTCCAAGGAATGAGGTGCTGGCGGAGATAAACGACTTCAACGCCGTCATCTGGTCCTTCGACTTTTGGGTTTCCTCATCAAAGGAAAAATACTGAGCGTCCATTGTCATCGTGTCTGCCGCCAATGGCATCTGCTTGATCTCTGACTTGTTGTAATCAATCGGGCTTTCGATGGCAGAACTGATTTGCGGGATTGCCTTTCTCTCTTCCGCTACCTTCGGCAGATTAGTCGCGGAAGTCGTCGCGTATGTCGCAGCCGCCGTCTTGATGGCGGCGTTGACATCGTCTATCGGCTTTTCAAGATCATCCACATCCACATCCATGAGCGTCAGTTCCTCCTTGGTCATATCGAGTTTTCTTCTCAACATGATCAGGGAATTGAGTTCATCTTGTGCCGCATCAATTGGTGTTTGCAGTGCTGAGATGTTTTCAAGAACCTTGAGATGTGATGGCGGAACGATATTGCCCAAGTCTAGGTTGGGGTCATACGGAATATTAGTGGACATTCAGTTTCCCTTGTGAATATGTATTAACGGATCACGGTGAAATTTTCAGGTCGCCCTTACGCCATCGCCCAACCAGAACCATCACCGCGCCACCAACCTTCAGGATGGCATCAGAGATGTTCTCTATTTCAACTGTCGGGAGATCGGGTAGGAAGTGATTGAGGACAAGAATGAGTAGCCCTAAGATGGTGACAGATTTAAGTGCGAATTTACTTGTCTCGTTTCCAGCCATGGTAGAATCCTTTCTATCATCTCGTTCCAATTCAACAGACAACAGGTCTTGTTGAAGCAGGGAGCGTATAAGTCAACAGCATATACAATATGCCTACGCCGTCCAGCTTTGATCTTGAACGGACTCAAATCTTGTCCTCTCCCCATTCCAATCAAGTATGGCCTTGCCCCGTGGGCCGTTCCTCTGCTTGCGAACGAAAACACTGGCCTTGCCTACCTTGTCGGGGTTCTCCTCGGCCCACTCCGGATCACCCAAGTGGTACATCTCCTCGCGGTGGATCATAAATACCAGATCGGCGTCCTTCGACAGGGACGAGGACGAGTGCAAGTCATCCAGCCCCGGCGGGGCCACATGCTGCCCGGCCATACGCTTGCGAAGCTGGGATAGACACACAACCGCCACGCCCATGCTGGTTGCCAACTGCTTCAGAGACCGGGACAGGATACGGATGCTGTTGATCTCGCTCCTGTCATCCGGGTATTCCATGATCTGGAGGTAGTCAACGAATATGGCCTCGATCCCGGCCTGAGTTTTGAGTCTCCTAGAGAACGATGAGAGGGTGTATATGTCCAGAGGGGACGCATGGGTGAGGTACAAGGGCCAGTCCTTGGACATCGCGAACACGTCATCCAGTTCAGACCACTCATAGTCGGACATGTTTCCGGGATGGTTGAACTTGCTTCGCGGCAGGTTGGACCTCGACATCAAGAAGCGGTCAGCCAGCTTTTCCTTGGTCATCTCGACGGAGAAGTACGCCACCGGATGGCTGTTCATTGCGAGATTCTCGGCGATCTGCATGGCGAGTGAGGTCTTCCCGGCTGATGTGTCGGCACCTATGACAACCAGACTTCCCGGCTCAAAGTCATAGACCATCGTGTCCAGTTCCGGTATCCCGGTCTTGAGTCTTTTGTTTTCCTCGGGGTTCTTCGCCAGTCTTCGGGCGCGTTTGATGGCCTCCTGCACCTCGGCCCCGATGGGCTTGGCTATGGATACATGATCCTCGGCAAGCTGGGCGTACACGTTCTGCTCAAATCTCTCTATCGCCTCTGGGACTTCCACCGTAGGGTCGCTTATGGCCTTTAGAAGTTGCGTCTGGAAAGACTCGACCGATCCGTAGGCAGACCTCCATCTGGATCGGGCGGCTACGCACTTGGCGTAATACCGGGAGCCTTCGCTGTGTGGCATGGACTGGATCAACTCCAGCACATAGGCTTTGCCGCCGCAGCCATCCCACCTATCCTCCGATTCCATCCACCCTACGAATCTCTGGGGGTCTATCATCTTGGACGATGACTCAAAGTCGTATACAGATCGCCAGATGTTCTGATGCCTGCGGTCTAGGAAGAACTCCTCGCTCTTCACATACTCCATGCACTCGGGCAGGTCCTCTGTCTTGCGAAGTATGGACCCCAAGAGGAGACGCTCCTCCTCCATGGTCATGTCGATGATAGCCTGCATGTTGCCGTTCATCAGTATATCTCCACACGTTTAGTGTAGTCCGTGGCATCTGGTTTGACTGGAGTTCCCTGAGAATTATCCAGCCATTCACGATTGTCGTCATCGTACCGCCCGGAGTTCATCCAGCTTGCCGGGTGTGGGCAATACTTCCCAGCCTTCCCGGAATCGCTCTTGGCGAAATCCCTGACCCGCGACAGCAACCATGAGCAGGCATCCTCCGTGTGTCCGTTCGCATATATATTTCGTATTGCTTTCTCGATAGCGGCAAGTGCTGCCGCCCTCCCAACCTTTCGGGGATAGGACTGGTAGATGTGATTGATAATCTTTCCCTTGCCCTCCATATCGCCAACCTTCCAGACGATTTTGGGCATTACTGTTTCCTTTACTGGTTCCCTTACTGGATTGGGGGAATCAGATTCCCTACCTTGGGGAACGTCATTCCCTACCCTAGGGAATTTAATACTCTGGGGAACCTCGTTCCCTAGGGAATCAGGTTCCCCAGCAGATGGCCAGTTATCGGGGAGCAGGAAGTATCTCGTGGTCTGGTTCTTGAGTTGCATCCTCCGGATCAGCCCGTCCCGTTCCATGGCTTGGAGGTTGACCATCACTGTCTTTCTGTTGCACCCGCTCAGTCTGGCTATCCTTGCTAGGCTGGGCCAGCACACCAAGTCCCGGAGATTCCCATTCACAGAGTCGGCTAGACTCATCAGGATCATCTTCCTAGTGGTCCCCAGATTCACTCCCATGACCTTCCTCATCAGATCAAATGACATGCAGCATCCTTGCCTTCCCGGTTGGAGGTTGTTGTCCCGCTGATCGGTTGACTTGACGGTATAAAAAGCCTCCGGGGGCGGAGCGGCCCCCGGAGACGAGCAACAATGCCGCCCCGCACAAGGCGGCACATGAACATGGCACTAGACCTTCAGTCCGCCAGTGTCGATTTGATTTTTAATCGAGGCCAGATCACCATCTTCAAGTTCCTCGGGGGTCTTGCCCATAACCGTGGCGGCAAAGCCGACGATCCTGTCCTTGGCCTTGTCAACGTGGGCAGAATCCCTGTCGGCAAGGGCCATGACCAGCTTCTCAAACTCGGTCGGACCCTCGCCAGCGGCAGGCGAAGCTGAAGTTTCAGAGGCTGCGGGAGCCTGTGGGACCGCTTTCTTCTTGGTCGGAGTACGCTTCTTCACCTGATCGACTACCTTCTGGGCCGTGACACTAGGCAGGGCCTTGGCCGCGCCGCCGTTATCGCTGAACATATCAGCAACGGTGGTCTCGCCTTGGTCTATCGCGTTCCATATTCCCAGAAGCATCTTGCGATCCTCCTGATTAAACGACTCGATCTTCTTGCCTAGGTGCTGTTCCAGCATCTCCTGAGTCACGTTCTTGCCGCTGAACTGAGTCATTATCCGCTTGACTGTGGACTCGTCAAGAAGCTGGGTGAGTGCGTTGCCCACGGCCTCTTCCAACTCAGACCTAAGTCCGGGCGGAACGCTCCTCAGTATAACCTCGCGGATCACCTTGGACTTCTCGGCCTTGACCACGACATTAAAAAATCTGTCATCGTCGTGCCTCCGGGTTCCGCCGCCTCGGGCTTTGTAGAACTTGGACACCAGCACTGAGTCTGACCACACCCGTCCGCTCACATAGTCGGTGAAGGATGCCTCGATCTTGACCGTGGATTCGTCCACCGGGACCACATCCGCCCGGACCCGGTTGAATCCGTAGGAACTGGCGATAGCCTCGGCTGCCCGGATGGACAGGCCCGTGGCGTACCGCATGTTGTTGTTGTCGCCCCGGCCAACAGGCTTGTCGTACATTGCTGCTCTGGCGAATGACGGGAACGCAGCCAACTGGTTCATAATGTCCGCCTTGATGGCTGGATAGTCCCTAGTGCCAGCGGCCTGCGCCGCCAGCATGATCGTGTCGTTCTCCATCTTGATCAGGGCGAGGTCTCTCGGCATCCCAGCCTCTGGTGCCGGGATCATTTCGGCCTCTACCGGGTCCGTCTTGGTCATCTGGCTCATATCACTGCTCCTTGTTTAACCTGCTTCACTCTCAGCACCGGACGCTCCGGTGGCATATAGGTAACCATCTGGCCTCCCGCCTTGGCTGCCTCGCAGTCCCCCATTACTTGAAGGAGACTAGCCTTGGCTTCACCTTCTTCCCGCTCTGCTTTCAGGCGGAGTTCTCTGGAAGAAATCCAGTCTTGAATTAAGTGGACAGGAACTTCCATTATACTTCCCGGCTCACGCTTTACCTGCTTGAGTAGATCAAGGGATGCGGACCCCTCGGGACACACGTCAGCCTCCACGTTCTCCTTCCAGAAGCGGCGAGACTCGTGAAGGATGCCGCCGCAAACCTCCTCGTTGCGGTCCACCCGGAACCACGCGAACCCTCGTGAGCCATCTGCCGTGATCACCCAGCAGGCTTGCGACTTGGGCAGTGCCATCAGATGCACATGGCACTGGACATAGACGCTTGGCGGAACCTCGCCCGTACCGATGGCCCCCCACTGGTCCGAGACAGGCCCACGCAGGCCCACAGTCTTGATCTCAACGGGTTCTCCGGTCTCCACTACTCTTCCGTCATGGTGATCCAAGATGGGAGACAGAGGGACTCTCCGTTCGTTGTGGGCTTGGGTGATTTCCATCTCGGGCAGGCCGTCGATCATGCCATCCTCGGCGGCTTGGATTACGCCCGGCTCAAAGTAAGTCCCAAACAGCATGGCTCCGTTGGCAGGGGTGGGCGGAACCCTCTGGGTCTTCGCCAGCCACACATCCACGGGCGAACGCCACGGGTTGAGACCAAGGACCGCCGCCATATCGGAGGAGCCAAGGTGCAGGTGGTGCCTGTTTCGCTGTCGCTCGGTTATCATATCACGTCACCGTTGGGTAAAAGTCTCTGTCAAAATCCACGAACTTCCGTATCGTGGTTTGCCACCACGACTTGCCGTTCCGTGGCAAGCGACCGTCCTCCTCCAGATGCCGCCCGATCTTCCTGCACGACATACCTTTTGTCCGGAGTTCTCTGGCAATACGGATAGTCTCCTGCTCGTCTCTGTCGATCTCCATTCTCTTGCCGTCCGGGTTCAGGCGGTATCCGTAGGGGACTTTGCCGCACCGCTCTCCCCTGCCTCGCTTCCACTTGACAACCTGCTTGCAACGCTCACTGGTCTGCTGCCGCTGGTACTGGCCGATAGCCAAGAGGACATGGAACATGAGGTTGCCGCCGCTCGTGGTCGTGTCGATCATGTTGCCCTCGGTCATCGAGACCCAGTCGGCCTTGATGTCTTGGAGCCTGTTGAGAATCTTGCAGGCATCAGACACAGAGCGGCTGAGCCTGAACAGGTCATACACGACAAGAACACCGCCAGCCGCACTCTCCACCGCCTCCCATAGCCCCGGCCTGTTGTCCGCACGGCCTCCGCTGCGTCCCTCGTCGGCGTAGATGTTCAGCAAGTCCCAGCCTCGCCCCTTGCAGAAGGCTTTGATGCGAGTTCTCTGGTCGTCCAGAGATATGCCTTCGCCTGCCTGCTGCTCGGTGGATACTCGCACATATCCGGTAGCCGTAGTCATGCCACTTGCTCCTTTTCCTCTCGGAGCGTGCGGGCCTTCTCCCTGCTTTTATCTAGCTTTCGTCGCCTGCGGAGTTCTCCCCGCAGGGTTGTGATAATGTCCGGGCTGAACACACGGGCTACTCCAGCCCTGCCGTGTTCCTTGATCGCCAGCTTCTTGATCATGTACAGCACGTTGTGGAGGCGAATGTCAAGCCTGTCAGCGATCTGCCCTACTGTGTACAGTTGCACGACAGGCAGGGGGTTCTTTGATTCCTTGGCGTACTCCACCCCTAGCGGGGTGGGGGGTCTAGTGGGTTCCATTGGTTACTCCTTGGTTGTGTTGTGTAGCGGTTATACTACAGGGGGTACTATTTAGCAACCACTGCTCATCGGTCTTGCTCCTTGTCGCTTATAGCCATGCAGATCACCACGCTTAACACGCAGCAGCACAGAAACAAAGCACCCGTGATGACCGCTCCGGTTAGTTCGTCAATCATGTCTGCTCCTTTGGGTTCCCTAATTTCATTTTCGAGCTTTTCCCATCTGCGCAGATGCCCAAATGCGTAAGTCCTTTCTGCTAATGCGTCTACATCGTCCTTGGCTTCTGTTTCTGCTGCCTGTTAACCGCTCAATCCGAGTTCGATTTTGTAAATTCCGACTCAACGTCACATAGAGAGTCTTTGAGCAGATCAAATGCCCATTCAGGATGCGGCTCAGGTAGGTGGCTGAGCAGTTCACGTCTTTCGCCAATTGACGGAGGCTCAGGGCGTCGCCCGGCACATCAAGACATCGCATGATGAGTCCTGGTCCCTCGTGAGCCAACCCCTCGCGGATAACCTCTTCCTCGCCGAGATGCTCCTCGATGCGTTCAAGGAAGGACCAATCAAGACCTGTCTCATTCATTTTCAACATGTCCCCTTCTCCAATTCATCTAGGGTGGGCATTTTCACCCGCTCTTTGAAGAATCCCAAACATTCAAGCTCCCATTGCGCCTCATGCGCCCTTTTGCCGGTTTTCTCTATGTCTTTGGTATAGCCATGCCTAGAAGCGTATAGCCATGCCTCTCTGGCATTCCAAAACTCTGCAACAAGGTTCTTTATCCAGCGAGGCTTTTCTTCCTCTAAGGCCGCATCGACCCATTCTTTGAATTGTTTCCCAGCACCGTATAGCGTTCCGCTCATCCAATAAGTCTTTGATAGATTTCTTAGGACCGGATACGAATAACGCCGGAGAATCTTTGTAACAGATTCCTTGTTCCACTCATCGGTTGGGATTCTGTTGATAATCATTTCCGCCTGTCCCGCTTGACAGTAAACCTTGTTCATATCTGTGTACAGATTCATGCTCGACATGGTTTTTCTCCTTTCTGTTAACTAGTATGCTTCAGTTCGGTAACCGCTTTGCCTTCGCCCTTCCGATTCACAAAATAGGCGAACTGCTGCTGGGATTTCGTTAGGTCACAGGCTAAGAAATTGAGGTGACTGCCGTCCTCGTAACGATGCATTACAACGTCGTGCCCGGAGACAAATACGCCGTCCTTTGTTTTCCACGCACACGCCCTATATCGCCATAATTCTATTTCGTTTTCGAGATCGCGCACCGTTGTGTTAACCACTTCGTTCGTTTTCATGTTTCTTTTCCCTTGGCATTATTCATCCTCCAGAATCGCGTCTCTGGCGATTCGAACAGCTTCTAGGCATTTGGCCTCTCTCGCCTCGGCATCATCTGTCAGCGGTTCTTTTGCAATATGAACCACCGAAACAACACATCCCGGACCACCCGGTACATGCGTAGTGCGGGTTCTTGCTGGGGTTACACGCATCAGCATGGCACATCTCCGAAATGTGGTGAAGGGCGCAAGTTTGGCACTT